GACTTCACTAACGACATCGCTGTGAAGAACTCCACCATGGTGGTCACCTGTACTCTGAACAACGAGTTCTACGGCAACCAGACTCTGGCCTTCCGTCGTCTGTATGTTCAAGAGATCATCAAGGCCGACACCTACGTTCTGCAAACCGGTGACACCCTCCCGAGCATTCTCGAGATGATCGCCGATCGCTACAAGTTGATCGCCACTGAACTGGAGTGGGACAACGACGTACTGAACGTTGCGCCGGGTGAAACCAAGCCGTACACCCTGAAGGCCAAGGACGGCAGCTACGTCTACCTTGGTGAGCTGCTGATCCACATCACCAAAAACTAAGCGCATAAAGAGGCCAGCCCAAAAGGCTGGCCTCTATGCCGTCTGTTACAGGAAATGTAACTCCAAGTGCTGTTTAACCAGCTCAAGGTTTTCTACCCACGGGAGTTCAGCGTTGAGCACCAGACTCGAACGACTGGTAATCGGGTGACGCTCCTGGAAGCCCTCACGAACGAGATTGTGGTAGTCCATACCTTTCTCTTCGATACGGTCCTTAGCACGCCCAGCGTCTGGTTGACGAGCCATAGCAACGGCTGGGTCGATGTCCAAGAACACTACCAAGTCGGGACGGAAGCCCTTAAGGACAGCCTGTTCGATAGCCAGGTAGTCTTTGGTGTCCACTTCGGCATCGGGAACAGCGTGACACTGCATCGCGTACGAAGAATCGACGTAACGATCACTGAGGACGACGCTACCCAGTTCCAGCTTGGGTTTGATCAGCTCTTCAGTGTGTTGTGCTCGAGCAGCCATGAAGCCCAACAGTTCAGCCATTGGGTGGAACTTCTCTTCACGTTTCTTGAGCAACACTTCACGGATCTCTTCAGCCAGCGGAGTACCGCCCGGTTCGCGGGTTTCTACCACTTCGTTGGAGATGCGAGTACGCAGCCACTTGGCCACCTCAATACGCATGGTGGTTTTACCGCAGAAGTCTGGGCCTTCAAAGGACGCAAAGAACGGTTTAACTTTCATCGTCATGGTCAGTTTCCAGGAACATGGTAATGGACGAGTTGGAGGTGTAACGCCTCGCAGCCATCCCTTCCCCTTTCAGGTGGATAAAGTCTTGCACTTGGGTAACAACACCGAACCGAATCTTCGTGGTGTTATCGTTTTCGTACAGGTACTGAACCGGCATCCCAGGATAGATCAATGAGCCCTTGGAATGTTCCCACACCGCTTGGACAACCTGTCCCTTACGAGACGAGATCTTCGACAGTGCTGACATCAAGTTCCCAGAGACTTGCTTGGCTGCTTGTACTACGTGGTTCAGTCCGTTGCCGGCCTCCTCGAACAACACTTCCGTAATGTTCTTACCGCGAGACAAAGTCGTGACGTTGTCTTTGGTCTGACCAAAGCTTTCGAAGATAGACTTAGCATCCGCAAAACGAATGCCGTTACCTTCGTCTACTTGACGAGCCGTGGACGTGTCAATCGACCGTGTGCCACCCGTGGTGATGATGATTAACTGGTTGGCAGTTTCACGGTAAGTCCGTTCGATACCCGGCATCCGGTTCTCAGGGATGTTGATCACCGTCAAACCTTTAGGCGAGTCCTCGAAACGTTGTGTGTTAAAGAGGGGCCATACATACCAAGAGCCTTTGTGTAGATAAAAACCGATCTCGCTGTTGTAGATGCCTCCACACTTGTCTTGTAGATAGCTAGGTAACGCCATCAACGGAGTACCGTGAGGAATGACGATGTGTGCACGGCGGTCAGTGTTGTCAGCAGGGACGCAATCAATCACGTCAATTGCCACACCACGTTCCACCGGCATCTCTTGAGCTTCTTTAGCCAAGATCGTCCGCAAGACATCCATCGGCGTACAGTTCTTGAACACTCCACCAGTGGCTACGGAACGCAACCATTCAGAGGCAGCATCCACCAACTGGAACTGGACTTTGGTTACGTCACCCAAGTCACCCAACTCCACCGTATCGAGCAGCGGCGAACTGGATTCCTTAGCGTGTCCACGAGGGTCCATCAACACAGCCGAGTAGGTGATCGTTTCCACCGCCCCGTCAGGGTTGACCGCGTCTTCTACCTCACCGATGTACTGGCGTTGAACGATCGCTTGGATCTTGGTTTTCCACGGATAAACTTTCTTGGTCAACGTACCCATACCGAAGACCACTTCCATGACCACCACGTCTGAGGCGTTTGTCCCGAAGTCCCGCACGATGTCAATCGACAGCAACTTCAAAGGATCAACCTCAGAGCCATCAGGCATCCTGAGTTTCACGCTGTAGTTATAGTGAACGAGGTTGGCACCGGATTGGGTGATCTTGGTCACCTCGTTCATTATAGTGCTGGTTTCTAACATCAGTAGACTCCACCGCGACGACTAACCTCAGCAGCAATGACCTGAGCCATTGGACTGTGTTCTTTCGGCACTTCATTCTGAATCTGTTCAGGGGTCGTCAGGTCACGTTTAACGGTGGCCCGACGGTTGATGCGATCCAAGCTACGGAACAGACGAGAACCGCTAACCTGAGTCGTCATGTGTTGACGTGCCATCGGGTAGATCTCTTTGGCAAACTGATCCAGCAGCCTCAAGTCTTCCACGGGGACGTCACGACGGTTCGGGTCTTTGGTGACTTCCTCAGTCCAGTCGTTGATGTGTTCCACAATCCACTGGTAGATCTGCTTCGACTCTTCAGGATGCAACAGGGACAGCGCAGCCCCATCAGCCATGTGCTGAGCCATCTGAGCAACAGTCAGGTTGGCTTTCACAGTAGACTGAAAGGTCTGGGCGTCAACGTCCGCATCACCAGAGGTGTACAACCCAAATTTCTTAACGTACTCTTGGGAGTACAGGTACATCGCAGGAATCATGCACTCCACAAAGTAGTTGAAGATTTTGTAGGCGGCTGTGTGATGCGGCTGTTCCATCATGATTAGTAATCTCGCAAAGCAGTTTTGATGAGGATGAACAGAATTGGAATGTAGTAGAACCGTTCCAAGTTGTTCCAACGTTTGGCCGTCTGTACCAGATTCAGCAAGGTCGGTTTGTGCATCGACTCGCCATTCAACGCACACAGCACCAAGTGCTCCAGCTTGGACTGTTCCTGTGGGATGTCTTCATAGAACGCCTTGGACAGCACGTAGAAGTCACCCTTGTTCACTGGATGGATGTCTGGCAACGCCTCGATCCCCACAGGAGCCTCTGAGGGCGCGTAGTGGAAGCCTTTCAGCTCTTTGCTGACCAACACACGGCGTAGCTCACGATTGCGCGCTATGCCCGGCAGGAGGCGTCCTGGGACTAGGGGGTCTTGAACCGAGTACTGGGTGTCGACGACTTGGAGGGTCGAACGATCCATCGGGTACACAACATCCTGAATCCCGCTGTAATAGATGCCATCAAACATGGCCGCTTCTGTGAACAGACTCGAAGGCGACAGACCAGCCGTTTGGAAGCACAGCTCACGGATGTCTGGGTTCAGTGTGGTCAGACACGTCCAGAGGTTGTGTTCCTTGTAGCGGACGTTACCATCCACGTTCAAGGCCCGGATCTTCATGATGGTGTTGTTGTCGCTGTTGTTCAGGATCGACAGCAAACCAATCACCATGAATGGATCGTAGGTGATGTTGACCTGGTTCGGAACGATCAGGGTCGCGTACTCGATGTTGAAGAAGTCCGCCAGATACTGGAACAACAGATTACCGTAACCGGCATTCAGTTGTGCGATCTGATCGAAGTCCGAAGACGCCATGACCGGGTTCTGACCGTGGTGAATAAAGTCCCGTACGAACACGGACTCCTTCACAACTTTCTTGGCCAAGTCATTCTTGTATTCAGACGTCAGGTAGTCACGCAGGGTGTAGTCGATCTGGTAGCAGGTGTCTTTGAAGATCGCTTTCTTTTCAGTCCGCGTAATCGTAAACACGCCCACACGCCCGTCACCAATGTCAGCGAGGAACACGTCCCCGTTGTTTGGCTTGACCCCTGGGTACAACGTCGCCGAACCCGTGACAATCGCGTTCCGGTTGTTGTCGTCTTGTTGATAGCCCAGTTCAGTCTGGACTTTCATCTCCAAGTGACGCACCAAACGGTACTGTTGGTACACGGCCTGCTGGTTGAGTTGCAGGTCGGAGGTTTCGTTGTCGACGTCCAGCACCTGTTGGTAGTAGTCGACTGTCCAACTGGCGCCTTCAATGTGAGTCAACAGACTCGACATCGGGATGTAACGAGTGTCCACCACCGCGTTACGAACTTCAGCCGCAATCGCCGTTGGTTCGACTGGGACTTCCTTAGGCGGGACGGTGGGTTTAGTATTCAAGATGGGCATTTACTTGTCCCTCCTAGCAATGATGCCTGTGGCACCCACGGTGAAGAAACGACGTGACTGATCACGCTTACCTTTGTTAATCAGATCCCACAGCCAATCCTTCGGAATCAACTGACCCCCGATGACGGGAATGTTGTCCACCCGAGGGTAGAGTGTACGGATCAATTCGATCGCAAAAGGCGGGTCCTTACGAATCCGGTCAATGGCTTCTTTGGTCAAGATACTCAAGTCCGTCACCAGACACAGACGCAAGTGTTGCACGTCACGCAGAGTCAGGTCATACGAACTACGGACATTCAAGTCAGCATCCATCAACACCGTTTTATCCGGCATCGGTTTGTCCCAACGGTACAGTTGGAAGTTGAACACCGACTGGGTGTACTTACTGATGAACGGGGCTTCCTTAATGAGGAAGTGTAACGTCGCAGGAGAGAACTCGAAGTCACCGAGGTTACTCAGGTTCACCATGTCACGCGGATCGTTTTCATCCACACCCAACAGTAGTTCCAACACCGGGGCGGTACGGGGTGGAGTCCAGTTCGGCATCCAATCGTCAATCGCGGGAATCCGATTGCGGGCCAACGGTTGTACACGCTCCTTATACAGTCGAGTGTAGTAGTCCATCAGGAAGCGTTCGTTAGACGGACGACGTGCACGGTTAGCCAGTTCGTAAACCGGGACAGTAGGACGGAACCGCTCATCCACCATCTGGTTGTGAATAGCCACAGGGTAGTGAGCCATTACAGCGACCACCTTGTCGTACATGAAGGTGTAGTCGAATCCTGTTTCCCATGGGGCCCCTTCGCCAGCCTTCGAACCTTTGTCGGGTTGAGCCACGAAGTTAAAGCCGCCTACGATGCTCGCCTGACGTTCTGCGATCGCCAACAGGGGTTGGGTTCCTGCTTGCGTCCGAAGCGTTGTAGCGCGTCCTGAGATGTGTTCCTGCACCCATTGCTCTAGCGTCTCACCGTAACCTGCGACTGCTTCACGCATTTCGTAGATTTGGTGGAGGATCAGAGCAATGGAGTCCGGGATTGGGTAATGGTAGTCGATCTCGTGTAACAGTTCTGCACGCCCTTGTGAGGAACGTACCCGGAACTCGTCTCGCCACTTCTCTGCTTGGGTTCTGTCCTGAGCACGGTAACGGAACGAGATAGTTACTTCACAAGAAACGTAGACAGGCTTAACGAACACATCGAGGCGTTGGTCGTAGAAGACGAACTGAACGTTGTCTTTCTTTACCGCTGAGGTCAGCGTACGGTCTTCGATGTACTGCTCGTCAGCTTCGATGTTGATGCGACCATTGAACGGGAACTTGTTCTGGATGCCGTTATCAGTCAGTGTGGTTTGAGGTTGGAATTGAGACTCGGCCATGCCGAAGAACTCAAAGCCAGTGTCATGCGGAAGACGCATGATCTCAATCAACTGTTTCGCTACCTGAGTAATGGCTGGGCGCGTAATCGAGCTATACGTTTCTGGAAGTTCAACAACGATGTTAGGCATGTCAAAGCTCCAGTAAATGATCATAAGATAAACGGCATAAAGCCCTGAGGCGTTAACCTCAGGGCGATTGCTTAGCTCAGGCTGGTACGACCTTCTTCCAAGTCGATCAATGCTTGCTTGACCATTCTGGCGTGTTGTACGCGACGTGTGCGGCGGTGCAGGGCATCAATAGCTTTACCGATGTGGTGGAGAGCTTCGTCGTTCTCGATACAAGGGAACTGACCTGCTTCAAACCCTTGGACACGATGCTCACAGATTGCCAACAACGATTCGAGGGTTACGCCGTTGGTTGGGACGTGAGGGTCTTGTTCCCCGTTAACAAACAGGATATTCAGTTTCTCTGCTGGCGGCAGATAGAACTTGTCAACATACGGCTCCAAGTAACGGAGGTCGTTGAAGTTGGTATCGAAACCACTGATGTCGTAACGGTGATGTAAGTTCGTGGCTCCTGGGAGATCCACTACCTCAATGGTAAGGTTGTGAGGATCATCGGAGGACACTACGTGTCTGCTTAATTGCATATAAAAACCCTTAGACGGAATGACAGAGCATTTTAAAGACATTAGATACAACGGATCGGTAAGAAAAAACCAAAAAAAAACACTGCTAGACAAGCCAGTGTTTTCTTGGTGTTACTTATTCTTCTTCAACGAAGCCACGGTTCTCGCTGGTACCGTCACCGAGTATGCGAGCGACCATTTGGTCGAACTGAATCGCCATCAGTTGACTTGGGGTCATCGCTTGGAACGCGTTCAGGTCCAAACCGTAGTTGGCGTCAGGACGGATGTTCAGAACCATCACACGGTCTTGACCGTTTGGTACGACACCGAAGGCCTGTGCGCCAGGGGAAGCCATGATGCCGTAGCCACCGTACACTTGGTGCGGCTGGCGCATGTACTGCGGTTGTGCAGGCGGCTGTTGCATCTGTTCTTGCAGCGCCTTCATCATGGCCAGAGTGACCGGCTCGACGAGCAGGGTGTAACCTTTGCCGGCTTCCAGCAGAGCGCCGAACTCCGGGTTGATCTTGGTCACTGCTTTGACCACACGTTCGAACGGCGTTTGCAATTGACGCTTGTCGAAGATCGCACCGTGAACCAGGTTAGCCATTGGAACGATTGGGGTTTGCTTTACATCAGACATTTGCATACTCTCTTGAGTGGGTGTTGCGAAGGGTTATTTTTTAAAGTCTGGGGGTACAGCTATTCGCTGCTGGCGAATCCAACGGTACACGAAAGCCCGCTGAATCCAACCACCTACGAAGTTTGCAGCAAACAGCGGAACGAGTGCCATAGCGCCGAAGTAACCGGCAGCTACCATCAGCAACACAGTGCCCGCTGTGAACTTGTAGCGGTGAGGACAGGTACTCACGATGAACTTCAAAGGGCGTTCATCACCCTTGCGTTCAAACAGCCAGATGCCTCGTGTCAGCATGATAAAGCCCACGAAGAACCAGAGGTAGATCACAGCTTCAAAGTAAATCATGTTGTTCTCCACAGAACTGTTGGATTAACGAGCGGTACCACCGAAGGCCACGATAGCGTCGAACACTGGGTACAGGTTCTCAGCCACGTTCTTTTCTGCTTTAGCGGCAGCAGCCGGACCCATCTTGCTCAGACGCTTGGCCAGATCAGTCAGGCCACGCAGCAGCTCAGCGGTCAGTTCACGAGTAGCGAAGTACTCATTGAAAGGAACGCCTTCGATCAGGATGGTGGTCTCGTCAACGATCTCGTATTGGATCTGAGTCAGGGAAGCTTCAACAGCAAAGTTTTCAACGGAATTCGAAATGCGCATGATGTGTTCTCCATAGAACGAAAGATTAGGGGTGTTACAGTTTACTTCAACAGCGCCATAGCGTCAGCCAGTTTCTGGTCGGCACTACGGTTGTCTTTCTCCTGAGCCTTGAGTTCGGCTTCGGATTGCTTCAGAGCTTCACGACCTTTCGCCAAGTGTTGAGCGAGGTTAGGGTTGTGTACACCGTATTGAAGATTCGACATGTTAGACTCCAGAGATTATTCTAGTGTATTCACCAAAGTAATATATACTTGAGATTTTTTTAATTCAGATTACACGGGGCATAAAAGCCCACCCCGAAGGATGGGCTTTTATTAGACTGACGGTAAGTCAGACTTCAAGAATTACTTCTTGCCGTCTTTCTTGTCGTCTTTTACCGGAGCCTTGGCGCCGAGCGAACGCTCTACCAGGGTCAGGGCAGCGCGAACGGCGCTGAAGCCAGCGTTGTTCACTTGCAGCAGTGGACGGGTCAGGTCCTTGGTCGCACGGCGCATGCCCATGTTGACCTTGGCCTGGGACCAGGCTTTACCCAGCTTGCCGGTTTCAGCAGCTTTCACGAAGGTCTCGGTTTGAGCCAGGGCCTTGTCGCGAGCGCTTTCCAGCTTGGTCAGGTAAGTACCTTTCGCCATCAGGGTGGTGACGATGCTGTCGCAGTAGTCCAGGGTCTTCTTCAGGTCGTTGCCGCTTGGGGTGTCGATTTCGACGCCTTCAGCAGTGTTGTGCTTCTTACGACCCAGGGTCAGAGTGGCGCGCTCAGCAGCTTCGCCGGCAGGAGTTTGCGTACCGCTGTCAACGGTGAAGTACCAGCCGCCCAGAGCTTCTTTCGAACGCTGGGAAACTTTGGTAGCCACGGTGGTGAACTCGGCATCGGCCTTTTCGACGGCGCTATTGATAGCGGCTTCTTCCAGGGCGTTCTGAGTTTTCGGGTCGCTCAGCAGAGCACCCCAGTGAGCGTAGTACTTCTCGGCAGCGTTGACCACTTCCGACCAGGAGTCTTCAACCATCGGAACCAGAACGGCGAAACCGTTGTTGATCGACGCGATGTCCGACTTGCCCTGATAGTTCAGGACGTCAGGGCTTGGAACCTTGACTTTGCCTTCGCCGGTGTGGCCGTCTTTCAGGCGGGACTTCAGGCCTTCAACGCGACCTTTCAGCTTCTTGGCACCGCCGATCAGCTTGGCGAAGAAGTTCTTGACCGCAGCGATGGCTTTCATCACGGCGTTCTTGATGGCCTGCCAGATTTTCTTGACGGTTTCCTTGATGCCTTCCATCGAGATGGTGGTGGCAGCAGCTTGACCGCTCGCGCCGCCGAAGGATTCCAGCGAAGGAGTGATCGAGGAAACAGACAGACCCAGGCGACGGGTGTAGCCGTTCACGGCGTGTTGCATGAACAGAGCTGCCTGAGGGTTCAGACCGCCGTCTTCCATGCACGCTTCCATCGAGGCGCAGATGCTTTCCAGGCCTTCGGAGATGTCGCCCAGTTCGGCAACGTCGTCGGAACCCTGCTCGGCTTCGGCGTAGGATTCGGCGGTTTCAGCGATTTCCTGCTCAACGGTGTCGTCTGGGGAAACAACCAGCTCGGTGTCGAACAGAGCGTCGTCTTCCATTGAGACGAACAGGGCTTTCAAAGAAGTAGACATCAGGAGAACTCCATAAACAATTGTTTGATGCAATGATTGCACATGTGCATAACATACACACAGTCAGGGGTAAAGCTTACACGAACTTACCGGCGAGCGCTCTGACGTCAATAGTGGCGTCAGCTTTGGACCGTTTATCGCGCACTTCACCAAACATAATGTAAAGCGAAACTACGAGATCATTCAGCCCACCAGGACGGGAAACCCACGCTGACACAACAGAGGTATCCGAAGATCCAACCGCTTTCAGGAAGTCGTGGATGTCTTTGCTCGAGCCGCGATCACGATAATCGTTGTTCGGAGAGTGGTTCTCCAGAAGCAGCGCTAACCAGTTCTGGACAGATACCCGGCGCCGACCCGTTTGGATAAAGCGCAGTGTGTCGATCAGAAACTCATAGTTATATCCGTACAAAAACGGATTGTTCTTTTGAGTCGTGATAAACTGCGGGAAATTGTTGAAGCAGTTCATTGCTACTTGGAGCACGCGCTTCTGGTAAGCCCAACCGTTGTGGTTGACCTGACGCTGCATCATCTGGTCGTAGAGAGCGGTGATGTCACCGCTGCCCGTTACACGAATGATGTCGCTGCGTGGGGAAGGAGCAATGAATCCACGGGGATACAGATCACCGAAGACTCGACTAATCATTGTAGCCCTCCTCCATCTCCGCAATCTTCTTGTTCAGCTTCTGCACTCGACCCTCGGTGTAAGCGATCTCCTGCTCCAGCTTAGCGTCACCCTTGCCACCGTCCTTCAAAGCCAACAGACGGTATTCCAGAGCCCGCTTCTCTTCCACAGCGGCCTTGTAGCGGCTTACTTGCCACTCAGCGATCGACATGCGGATGTAGTAGATCGGGTTCAGACGCACCGGGATGATGCCGAAGTGGAACGGGTCGGTCTTGGTAGTGCCGACAGTCGCTTCCACCGCAGGGATGTCATCAGGAGCCACAACCATGTCTGGTACGGCACCGAACGAGCTTTGCATCTTCGAGGTGTTGATCGCCAGGATCGCCAAGCACTTGGCGTAGTTCTCCCGGTTGTCCCAGATCCAACGCTCTTCAGCTTTGGACATGGCTTTCGGCAGACGGAACGGCGAGTTATCGCTGTCCTGTTCTTCGCTGAGGCTCCACAGCAACAGACGACGAGCGTAGCGGCTGGAGAAGCTGGCTACTTCGAGGTACTGGAGAATGTTGGCGCGCAGGAAGCTGATCGAAGACGAACCCACGTCTTTGGCGAAAGCACGGTCGATCATCTTACCCAGGACTTCGAGCTTCTCTTCCATGGTCGCCAGAACCATATAGCTGACGTTCAGGTAGTTACCCGACGCCTTCTCGACGGTAGCGATCTTCAGGAAGTTCTTGTCGTAGTTCAGGGCCTGTTTGCTTTTCAGCTTACCGACACGATAGAACTCGGAAGCTTCTCGCAATGGCGGCAACGTGATCTCTTTGATCTCGTTACGAACCACTTGGAGTTCCTCAGTCAAACGACCTTTCTCGAAAGTCGGCAACATGAGGGAGATGAATTTTTGCAACTTCATAGCACACCCCTGGGGTTAGATAGACGGGCTGTTGCCCAGTTGGTAGGCCTTGAGGATCTCGGCTACGTCTGGACCCTTGCCTTTGTTAGACACGGCCAGCTCTTTCACGCTGAGTTCAGTCGGGGCAGACAGGCTACGATGGTAGAACGTCACCACTTCCCAGTCAGGGTCAATGACGCACATGATCATGCAGTAGGTTTCTTTGAAGATCTTCTCGCGAGTGCGGAAGTCCTTCAGACGACCACCGACGGTACGCTCCAGTTCTTTCGCGCTGGTGGCGGACATAACGATGATGTTCGACGCCGTAGCGACCGAAGGCTGACCGGAGAAGATGGCAGCAACGCTGTTGCCTTTACGACGGTTGCGGATCTCTTCGTACAGACCGGTGGGGTCTTTGGCCAGGGTTTTCTTGTGTGCGTCGATCAAGTCTTGACACAGCAGGAGGTCACGAACGAATTCCAGTTGACCAGCACGCCAAGCATGGAAGCGCTCCTTGACGGAGATGTTCTTGCTGCCCACGCTTAAGATATGAATCAACTCTTTGGAGCCAATGCCGCTGCAAATGAGACGAACATTGACTGGGAAGGTCGCACGGTTGGCACCAGACTCGATTTGAACCTCGAGCATTTTGCCGACCGACAGGTTGGTCAATTCACCGAGTAGCTTGACGGTGTCACGACCAGTCGTCAACGTGGTCATCGGGTGATCATTGTCGGCGACCAAGACGCTTTCCAGACTGGCATTCAGGGAACCGAGACCATCAGAACGACCCGGCACAGGCAGACGGTAGCGATACGCATCAGCCGATTCCATGGTTACGACAGAGGCCACCCCGTCCGACACGCCGTTGATTACGTTGTCCGCAACGTTACGTTTTGGGTTGAGTTTGTCGAGCAGACGAATCACGTCGACCGAACCCACGTTTACCGACAGCGCGATGGCTTGCAGGTAGTAGCCGCTGAACAGCGAAGTCAGCGATTGCATGACGTCACCGGCATACGGCAGACTGGCGCACTTCTCGTCCATCAGAACAATGGGTTCGACACGAGTCGGTTGGGTGTACTCGATCAACGAGCCGGACTTCGCAGCCCGCATCGTATCCGTCAGTTTGCTGGCCATATTAAGGCCAGTCACAATGTCATTCATCATTTCTGATAATCCCTCGAAGGTGACTTATGGCTAAAACTATCAAAGACGTGTTAAGCGTCATTCAAAAATCAGGTGGGTTTGGCGCGCTGGACCAAGCTGCAATCAACAATCTGAAGGGCATCAACCACCGAGGTTACGGAAGTCCGCTACCGGGCAACAAAGATAACTACGGCCTGACGTTCTTTACACGCCCTAACCTGAACTTGTCATACGATAATATCGCAAGTCGCCGTATTCTCACGCCGTTGCTCGACGGTGATGGCTTAGCATCCAACACTTATCAGCGAGCAATTCGCATGACACTTGATCCGTATCTCGGAGACCCGGCGATGTACAAAACCGGTGACCCCAATCGGGCACTCAAGATGTTGACGACAGACCTGATTGACCAGAAGAATGCCTTCATCCCTCTGTTGACGAACAACCTACTTTCGATCAGTGGTTGGCCAGACTTGCAGGTTGAAACCTACTCCTCTACTCCGGGTAACTACCAAGAGTCGTGGTCAATGGTTGACAGCTCTTCACGCTTCTTCGAGACGTACGAACTACAGGCCAACTTCAGGAACATTGAAGGTGATCCGATCTCCGCGATGTTCTCTGCTTGGTTACACTATATGTCAGGGGTTTATGAGGGATCTATGGTTCCTTACCCGAACAATCTGGCTGAGCGGCGCATTGATTACCAGACACGGATCTACCGTCTCGTACTCGATCCATCCCGTCGTTACGTTCAGAAGATTGCGGCCTGTGGTGCAGCCTTTCCATTGAACTCTCCGTTGGGCAACTCGTTCAACTATTCGGCGGAAGGTTTGCCGTATAACCAAGACAACGATCAGATCTCGATTCGCTTTAAAGCGATTGGTGCTGATTACTTGGACCCGATCACCATTCAAGAGTTCAACGTCGTGGTGCAGATCTTCAACCCTGAGATGAAAGGGGATGACTCTGACCGTAGTCGGACGTATCGCAAAGCTGCGTACGAAGAACTCAAGTCGTACAACTACCAAGGCTATCCTCGCATTGACCCCGAGTCACATGAACTCGAGTGGTGGATCGACAAGAACCAAGGTGACCAAACTGCCGCTGGCGTGAAGTCAGCCGCGAGCAGTATCGACTTCTCTCAAATGACCGCCCTAATGAAAGGTTAACCCATGGCCACCACCTCAGTTTCAGACTTGATGGCACAGATTGACGCCGTCCGCTTCAACCCTTCAGCTATCCATCAGCTCTCGCTGAAGTTGCTGGAGGAAGTCCGTAATGGAGAACGTGTGGTTGTTGACCCGACTAACCCGTTCATGTTCCTCTTGGAATCCAGTGCCGTAAACGCCGCTGCTGCAATGGCCGCTAACGAAGCCAACACCCGGAAACAATACGGGGTGATGGCACTGACGGAAGACGAGATCTACCACCACATGTCCGACAAGGACTACCTCGATCGGTTTGCTAAACCTTCCCGGACGACTATTACGATTCTGATGAGTCGTGAAGAGATCATGGCCCGTGCGGTTCCAACCGGTCAAGGCGGGATGCGTAAGCTGGTGATCCCTCGTCACAGTGAGTTTACTGTGGCGGGTTACCAATTCACCATGCAGTACCCGATTGAACTGCGAGTGATGGCGAACGGCGGTTTGCAGATCATCCATGACGTGTCGCGTCAGTCTCCTTTAATGAGCCTGTCGTCTAACGTGGTGGACTACTCGCTGGCCAACATTGATGGCACGATCTACTTGATGATCAAGGCTCCGGTCTTGCAGATGAAGATCGACGTCAAGTATCCGAAGATGACCTCGGCGGCTGTGTTCGATACTCGTTATGACTTCAACAACAAGTATCACTTTGCCCGTGTCTACCAAGCGAATGCGAACGGGGACTGGGTGGAGATGCGCACTACCCACTCAGACCAAGTGTTCGACCCCATGACACCCACGGCGGTACTGCGGGTTTACGACGGTAAGCTGCGGGTCAGTATCCCACTGATCTACCAGACGGCTGGTTTGGTGGACTCTGAACTGCGGGTGGAGATCTATTCCACAGTCGGTCCGTTGAACCTGATCCTGAACAACTACGAACCCGGTGCGTATACCGCCCGCTGGCTCGATTACGACGGCGATGACAAAGGTCTGTACTCTGCCCCTCTGGCGCAGTTGAACGCGATCTCTGTGTTCTCTGACTCGGTCGTAGTGGGTGGTGAAGAAGCCCTGTCGTTTGATGCTTTGCGTGAACGGGTGCTGATGAACAGTCTGGGGGCTCAACAGCTTCCAATCACCAATGCTCAAGCAACTTCGAAGTTGGCGAACCTGGGTTACAACCTGACCGTCAACTTGGATACCGTGACCAACCGTCAGTTCTTGGCGACACGTATCCTGCCTCCACCTACCGATAAGTCTGTGGTCTCTGGTGTGGCTTCGACGGTGGCGACGTATCAGGCTTCGTTTGACAGTCTCAAGCAACACCCTGACATCCGCGACAACGGTCAACGCCTGACGATCACACCTAAGGTACTCTTCAAGGGCGATAACGGTCTGTATCACGTTGTAGCGCGTCCTACAGTGGATGCTATCCTAGCCTTGCGTGGTACGGATGCATTCCTCTCCACCATCGAAGAATCGAAGTACTTGGCGTCACCGTTCTACTACGTGTGGGACATCAATGACGACCTGTTCGATTGCCGGATGTATCACCTCGACTCACCGGTGATCGACTCCAAAGTGTTCGTGCAAGAGAACGACACGACTGGGTTGGTTGTCTCAACGGCGATGCAAGGCTTGGAGAAAACCGATGACGGCTACCGTCTGGTGATCAAGACCAAGTCCAGCGAAGAATGGAAAGCTCTGCGGGACAACCAAGTCTTCGTACAGCTCGCCTTCCAAGCCCAAGGTGAGAGTACGCGCGCTTACATCAACGGTACGCTGATCGGGCGGGACGTGGATACTCAGGAACGGATCTACGAGTTCTTGATCCATACCAACTACGACGTCAACGTGACGGACGGTCTGGTCATCACCAACTTCAACATCTTTGGTGTGAATCAGAACTGCCCGATTGCTCTGTCAGCCACCTTCGATCTGATCTACTGCGTGTCGGACTACGCGTTCCTCGACATGAAGGAATCGGACATCGACCGCATCGCTGGCGCTGCGCTGTTGCCGGACGATTACGTGGGGATGATTCACGAGCAGTTGAACATTCACTTGGGTCACACCCTGTCGAACTTCTGGTTGAACAACCGGTCGGTCGTAGGGACGGCTGAGTACCTAGTGCACCCGGTGGACGTGTACGCAACCTATCTCGAGAACGTCTACGAACGTGATCCTACGACCAACGTCATTAAGGTGTCGATGGTTAACGGCAATGCGGTCTTCAACATCCTACATCACGCTGGGGACTTCATTCTGGACGTGCAGGGCAACAAGACCTACAAACACCGTCAAGGTGAGGTAGTTCTAGACAACAACGGGAAACCGGTGATTGCTAACCCTCGGGGGATGTTGCGTCAGACGGATCTGTTCTTGATGGACGGTCTGTATTACTTCGCTAACGATCCTGTGGCCAAGGCGTACGCTGCGTCTGTTCCAAACACGATTGTCGACTGGATGGAGGAAGACATTGCGCCGATCTCCGAAAACCTGCTCGAACAGTCTGAGTTGTTCTTCCATCCACAGATCACCACCGGTAACACGGATGCTCTGGTGCTGGAAGGTTACGAGATCGAACTGGAAACCGAACAAGCCCTGACTGTGAAGTACTACATGACGGACGCCGGTTACAAGAACGCCGAGCTGCGTACCAGCTTGACGGCCACGGCTATTGAAGTCATCAACAATGCCTTTGCTAGCTCTTCTGTGGTGGTTAAGGACATTGCTGCGAAGATCCAGTTGGCTGCCGGTGATGACGTTATCACTGTAGCTGTACAAGGTCTGGGTGGTGGCGTACCGGGCTTCGACATCGTGACACTCACGAATCAATCTGCTCGACTGGGGGTCAAGAAGAAACTCTTGCAACTGGCCGATGGATCGTACACCGTGGTTGACGACGTTGAAGTGCTGTTCCTGAAGCACCGCGAAAGCTGACGGCATAGAGAGGCTCCCGCAAAGGAGCCTCTCTTTATGCCCTTACTTCTTGTTCAGCTCACGGAGTTTGTTCTTAACTTCAGAGTCGTCAGAACTTACAATCGTGGCAACCATCGCCGAATTGGTTGTGCCTGCTGCACGGTTGGCCAATTCAACAATCTTGTTACGCTGAGCAATGATGCGACCGGACAGACCGTAGAACATCCGTACGACGTCCAACATTTTACGCATGGAGGTGAGGCAACTACGCAGAGCGCGGTCGACGTCAACCCCAACGTTCTTGTTGAAGGTCAAGCCGTTCAGACGTTTGATTTCCTTATCAAGGTCGTCCAAGTGGCCTTCTGGTTTAAGCTTACCCAGTGGGCAAGTCTCAGTGTTGAACTCGGCGATGGTCTTCACGGTCTTGTCGCCGTTGAAACCAGCAGTCGCCGCTTGACCCAACTGATTGACGATGTGGTCATTGACCTCACGCATGTCAGCTTGGTAGTCCACTGGATTACTGCTCGCCCGAAGGATCGGAACGAACAGACCACGGATCGCTGTATCGTCATCATGGATTTGGATGCCATTGATGGTCGTCATGACACGAGCGGCAGCCATATGGTCACCGGAGTTGTCTTTCTTACCTTCACTCTCGATCACCTTTGCCATCAACTTCATCTTCTTGATGATGTCGGCGAAGGTTTTCTCTGCACCGCCGATAGTACGAGTGATTGCACCACCGTCCATGACGTCACGCAGAATTGGATTCCACATCTCGGCCATTTCTTTGTAGATCGGCTCTACGCGCTCAGACTTACGAACATCGAAGTCCCGCTGCATTTCTGGAGTCAGGAGCTTCGCGATCTGATCGTTACGCTTCACCGTTTCCTTCAGTGTAGCGCCAGCCTTGATAGCCGAGTCAGTAGCCTTGTCCCCTCCTTTAAAGAGGGAGATCAACCAACTGATGATCTTGGCGAACAGGAGTGCAGCAGCCGCCACCGCAGCACTGATCAGAGCCACTGCACCGACTTTCATCGACTCCATGGCAATCTGGTAGTTGGTGTGGGTTGGGTTCTTGGTGAACGAGTTGAGCTTCACGTCAGCCGGCAGCAAGTGCATGGCTGGGCGAATCATCTTCTGCGAAACACCATTGACCGTACGCATGTCGTTGATAACCATCTCGATGTCGAGAGCTACCGATTCCAATGAGGCAATCGTTTCTTCTTCATCGAGCGTGTCTGGGGCGTCGGGGAACCCCTTAGAAGTATCTCCGAAAGTCATGGCGAACTCCATTAGAACACGCTGTTGGCTTTGAACGCATCAACGAGGTCTTGGTTTTCGTACACGACTTTGTACTGCTGGGCGAGTTGACACGACGCAGGGTCAGTGATCTCGCCACACAGGACCAGGTTCTTCAGCAGGCTGGAGACCGCTGGGTGAGTCGGTTCGTGCACCAGACGGTAACGAGCGATCCACAGTTTGAAGACCAACTCTTCGACCACGTCCATTTCGATAACGTGTTCTTCGTTGATGGTGTTCAGTGCAGTACCGATGTTGGCACGCAGGGTATTGCGGTACCAGCTTTCTGGGGCATCCAGACGACTGGTAGGCAACGGCAACTGAGTAGCCAGAGCGTCAGCTACCATCAGGCTGGTAACTTTGCTGCGGTCAGCAAACTGCACCTTACCCCAGTCCAGTTGGTTCTGGATGACGGTAGCGATGGGTTTAATGTCAAGCATGGGTGGCCCCTATTAAAATTTGAGGTTGGTGAGTTTTTCAGCGGTCACGAACAGTTGGTTGTTCACCATCTTCTCGAGTTCAACTTGGAACTGGAGTTGCTGGTACTGACGACGACCACCTGGCAGAACGGAGGTGTAGAACATCTCCATCAGCGTGCGTTTGTCGTCAATGTTCTTGAGCAGCGCGTCGATCGCTTCGATGTCGTCGACCCAAGCCTTACGTTGCTGAGCTGGGACAGACTGATCTTTGAGACCAGCAACCAACTCACGCTTCATACGGGCCAGACGAGCACCCGGTTCATCGTAGAGCTTCATGGCTGGGTTGATCAGCAACACGAGGAAGATCAGGCCGAAGGTTGGCAGGATCAGTGCGAAGAACAACAGAACGCGAATCAACGTGGCGAACAGGTGAACTGTGGTCGATTGATACGAAGGGCTACCACCGTAGTGACGATGGATACGATCCAGACCAGTAGCGAGGTAGCGACCAGCACCTTGACGAATGGCGTATTGATCCGCCAGCGCTTCAGTAGCCGTGATGTCGTACACAGCCGACCCGGTGGCCGACTTGGCGTTCAGGATAGCCTTACGCAGCACGACAGTTTGAAATACTTCCTTACTGGTGCAACGAACCAAGGCTTCTGGGTCTTCGAGGTCGATGTCCAACGCTTTGCACGTTTCGTCCACGATCTGCGTCCGTTTGATCAGGTCGTCAGACTTGAAGAACGCTTGGGTGGCGGCGTGCAGAATTACGTTGGTCGTTAAGGTATGACCGAGGAACTCGTAATACGTGAACAGGTGACCGATTTCGTGGAGCATGATCGCTGCACGTTCTTCGTCCGACATCAGCTTGGTGTCAACCAGGCCACGGTGAACGTAGACTTGGTGCTCGATTTCAGCGAAGACCCCACCGACCTTACCGTGCTGGAGATCTACCCAGCCTTTAATAATGTCGCTGCGCTTGGTCTTGATGAATTTCTTCACATCGTCGTTTTCGATGTGCGGCTTCCACCAGTCGTAGATCAACGGGTTGTTCTTGTCCACCATCGGCGGAATGACGTAAGCGTTGATGTCACTGGACTTGTCGAGGTTGAATTTGATCTTCAAGCCAGTGTGGCGCTTAACGATGTCTTCAAACCCAACCCCGGCGACAGCCTTCGGATCATTGCTGGAAAGGCCACGCAACCGTGCGAAGGCTAAGACCAGATCCTTGAAGAACATCTCGTTTTGTACTTGAATGGCCTCGAGGCCAATGGATAGTCGTTTACTGGATAACATGTCAGCTCCATGGGCGGCGGTTGGGCTGTTAAAAAAGATGACTCATAATGATAGTATGGGCTAAACCGGACTAAAGGAAATCACGGTGACAGAGCAGAATTACAGCGAAGAAGACATTGTTGGCGTTGAGTGCAAACACGCGGTGTATTGCGTCCCTCGTGACCGTGATGACCGTGACGATGCGATCTTCGTTAAGGAGGTTGTACACCTCAAAGATGGTCGTCAAATCCCACGTACCAAGCTTGAGGAGAACTACAAGCGTACGTTCTATCTGGAGCGTAACCAGAACTACAGTGAGAAGAAGACTCAGCAGAAACTCAGTCGTTTGCAACAGTTCTCGTGTACCCAACGGAACCTGATGCCGTCTATCGGTCGTGCGTTAGGTCGTGGGAAGATCAATGGTGGTTTGCGGACTGTTGCTCGTAACCCGTACCTGTACGGTGCGGACATCACCACCCCGACACTACTCAAACAAGAGTACCGTGATCGTGCTCCGAACTGCATCAGTCCGAACAAGGTAGCGGTGTTCGACATCGAGACCGACGTGGTCAACGGTACCGGTGACGTTCCAATCTGCATGGCGTTGACCTTCAAGGACCGCGTGTTCTTGGCGGCCAGTAAAGAGTGGGTCGGTACCAATCCGAACTACGTCGAGCAAGTCAAGAAGGCAGCGCAGAAGTACATTGGTGATCACATCGAGAAGCGCAACATTACCCTCGAGGTACTGGTCTGTGCAACACCGGGGATGATGATCGTTGAGACCTTCAAGCGGGCTCACTTGTGGCAACCAGACTTCGTTACTGTTTGGAACATCGACTTCGATATTCCCAAGTGTCTGCGGGTACTGGAAAAGGAAGGGATTGATCCGGCTCAGGTGTTCTCTGATCCGTCGGTACCTGAGAAGTACAAGTTCTTCAAATACAAGCAAGGTAACGCTACCAAGGTTACAGCGACTGGGCGGGTGGACTCGATTCACCCGGCGGAACGTTGGCACACGGCGGAATGTCCTGCGAGCTTCTTCCTGATCGACTCCATGTGCGTCTACAAGCGCATTCGGATGGCGAAACAGAACGAGTCCTCGTACAGCCTTGATGCGGTCATGAAGAAGAACCTGAAGGACTTGGGGAAACTCAAGTTTGCTGAGGCCGACGCTTACACTGGTTTGCAATGGCACATCTTCATGCAGGAACAGTTCAAGGTCGAGTACTCCGTGTACTGTATCTTCGACTGTGTGGGCGTTGAGTTGTTGGACGAGAAGATCAAAGACTTGCAGTTGGTTATCACCACGCAGTCCAAAGCTTCTGAGTACACCATCTACAACTCCCAGCCTCGCCGTCTGGTAGACGACTACTATTTCTTCTGTCGTGACCGTGGCTTCATTGTCGCGTCGTGCTCTGATGAAATGGTACACGAGCTAGATCAGTACGTTACCGACATGAAAGGCTGGATTGTTACCCTGCCTTCTCACCAGTGTGTGGACAACGGTCTGGACATCATTGAAGAGATGCCCGACGTCCGTACGTACATCCGTTCCCACGTAGCCGACTTGGACATCGTTTCGACGTATCCAAACGTACAGGTGATCCTGAACATCTCGCGTGAGACTACTCGCCGTGAGCTGTACAAGATTGCTGGGTGTCCTGAGCGGGTGCAACGGATGGCCGGTATCAACATGACTGGTGGTCATGTCAACGCTGTGGAAGTAGCTTGCAGTGTGATGAAGGCTCCGAACTTCGACATGCTGTTGGAAGACTTCATGGCTGAGCAACAAGCGGCATAAAAGGCAAAAAAAAAAAAGAAGGGGGCGCAAGCTCCCTTCTTTATGCCGTCTTACATTTGATCTACCATCTGCCGCTGAAGCAACAATTCCTTAGAGAAAGTTTGTTCATAGAAGCGTGGGTAACGAGCGTAGCCCTCACTCCCGAACTTCTCCTTCATGTGGACAATCGCACCAGCACGCGCAGCTTCAGGAGTATCCCCTTTAGCCAATCGAACCTGAATAGCACGGCTGAGCAAGATCTCTACATCATTAGTAGGGAACCCTCGATCAGCAGAACACATCAGTTCAGCGAAGTCGCAGGTAAATGGTTGATTACCCGAAGCACGGTGTTCGCGACAGCCAGCAGCTACCATGACACGTTCTTCTGGAGTCAACGCAAGGATGGCTAGGTAATCCGTACTACGAACCCATTCACCCGACATCAAGTGATGGTTATAGCGATCGTAGGCATACATGTCATGGAAGAAAGCCACCAACATGATCAACATTGGATCGAAACCCAACTTCAACGTATCGTTGATATGATTACCTACCGCTTCCACTTCAGCAAAGTGACCGATGCGATGAGCACCATCATTCAACTCCCACACACGACTGAAGTCTTTGATGATGCGGTCGCGGCAATCGTTTACTTGTTCAACAGAATACATACAAGACCTTCTTAGGTTGGTTAATTCACTTAGGTAATATGTACCTGAGTTTTGTTTGTATGCGAAAAAAAAAAGAAGGGGCGTGAACCCCTTCTTTATGTCGTGTTACAACGAGATCCCCACACCCGGTGGTTGGATGTCTTTCAGTTGCATCAGCACTGGTTGTTCAACACTCTCCGAGTCGTAACCTTCTTCGGTCGGGAGGATATTGAACTGGTCAGCGACCAGTACTTGGAGGACACGGGTAACTCGACCACGGGTGTTGGTCATCATCTTCATGGTCTTAGCCACCACGACGTCAGTGACTTGGAAACGGACTGGTTGACCAGACTTGTTGAGCATCCAACCTTCGTAGTAGCCGGGTTCAATCCGAGGGAACTCACTGATGTAACTGTCAGCCACCTTAGCCACGATGCCAGACAGGATGTCTATAGGGAGGGCAGCGATAGCAATCACTTCCAACCCAGCCTGAGCAGTCAACCCCACGGTGTGGACGAAGTTGACCCCGGACTCGTTATCGAAGACTTGTTGTAGCGTGTAGCCATACTCGGCGATGCGCTCGTCTTCTTTAGCGTGGATGTGTGCCCGCACTACAGTCATTTGTAGATCACCAACCGCCTTGGGCGAAAGAACTTTCTCCCGCATGAAACGGAAGTAGTCATCTCGACTGAACTGCGCCACTTTGAAAGGAGAAGTCTGCCAACCGCTAGCCAGTTGCTCCAGCAGGTGTTGTGTCATCACCGAAGGGAACCGATGGATCACGTCGAAGGCGTCACGGAAGTCCTTGGCCGTTGGAATCAGATCCCATGTCAGAAAACGGGTAGCGTTCTCAGGGATCAGTTCTGGTTCGAGGTAATCACCCAAACCCTTGGACATCAACCAGGTACAGAAGTTCTCGGGAGTCCACTGAACCTCAGCAACTTCCGAGATGAACTCTTCGTACTCAGCATAAGGGCTGAAGGAACGAGTGGGCATAAAGCCGACATTCCAGATCGTCACAGGACGACCTTCGAGGGTTTTCATCAACACTGTCATTACTTGTCCTCCAAAGGACTGATTAGATCTTCTTCTGGATTAAAGTCAGGACCCGCCAGCTTCAACAACCGGCAGACATCGCTGATAGTGCTAACCAGTTCAGTGTAGTTGATCTGGTCTTGTACAAAGAAACGTGACACCGAACCATTGCGACGAATCGCCCCGACACAGTGAATCGCTTCCCATGGGATCACAGGACGATTACCGTGGATGTAGGTAGCCAACCCACGACCGAACCACATGGTCAAGCCTTCGTGAATCGAGCGCAGTCCAGACAACTCGTGGAACCAAACGTAAAGCATACCGTTTTCGCGGACGTAGTAGTCTGGGTAACGATCAAAGTCAATCGCTGCTGGATGCAGTTCCATAAAGAACAACGCACCGTGTTGACTGTTCTCGTAAGCAAACCACTTGTCGTAGCGCTTACGCATCTCCCACGTCACCCACCAGTTCAGCTTATGGATCTCCGCGATGGTATCCACAATCGTGGTGTCTTGATTGTAGAAGAAATACTTCTCGTCGCCGATCTTCTTTTCAGTACGCACGCCGTACTGTGCTTGTTCTGCACGGGTCTTGTTCATTGAGTACTCCTAGTCCCCTTGGACTTCTCGATATTGTGCCAACAGCTTGTCTTTGTAATCTTCCAGCCGCTGCCAGTGACAGCTCACTTCACCCCAACGGCTCATCCGCAAGCGCACCACACACGGGTAGGCTTTCGGGTAGTTGGTTGGAAAGTCAACCTTCTCTTCAGCGTCACGGCAAAACGCTTTCACAGTATCACGGTAAGCCGCCTGTGTACGACAGAGCGTACTGCCATCCATCAAGCGTTTGCGATTCGAACGGGGTTCTTCTGCCGCCGTCAATTGTTCCAGTCCTACAAGTTTCATACCCACCCCTTAAAAAAAGAAAGGGAGCCGAAGCTCCCTACTTACTATTAGTTTGGAAATTGTAACAAGTACTCAGCCATACGCTTGCGAGTGCGGCGAATCCACCGTGCGCAAGGGACCTGAGTACAGCTACGTTTACCCGCACGTACACGTTCTTCCAACGTACTGAACACCAACGGCAAGGGGTAGTAAACCCACTGATCTTCAACTGTACGTCTTACCAACGTGAATTGAAACTCCCGAGACGCCTCCTTGTGGTGGACGCCCCGGTATGCTGCCACCAACTCATGATCCCGCAGTTGGTCGTAAATGATCACCACCTCTCCAGTCTCCTCGTTGTTACGAGTTTTCTTCCTGAAGAGGGTGCCCTCAATTACGTGTTCATACTTCTGACCACGAACCTCATTGTAGATCCGTGGGCTTGGGATATGGGTGTTGATGGCATTCATTATTGCTTTTCCCACACTTGAGGTTTATCCCAAGGGTGAGGTATGCCATTGACTTTGATCCACTCTACAACCGCAGGGTGAATCTCTTGGATCTTCGCATCGGTGTACGATTCCGGGAACTCAATCGTGAGGCCATCTGGGGCGGTGTTGTCATCCCAGATCTCATTGGTTGTCCAGTTCTTACACACATCGAACTTGCAGCTAACAACTTGCATGTCTTTCAACCAGACCGGATCAGTACTCAGTGGTTGAACGTTAGCGTTCGCTTGAGCAGTTGCGCAAGTGACCAGCATCAGTGCAGCGAAAAGAGTTTTCATGGTTTGTCTTCCTTAAGACCAGTTTTTGGTAGTGCTTATTATTGAGGTTGTGTCACGTCGATGATGACGAGGCGTTGGTTATCGAACAGCATCGGAAGAGAGTTGCTCGCTTTGCGGGCTTCGAACTCTTCCACAGGTATTGCGACGTCGAGGACGCTGTAGACCACGTAGCGGAACCCACCTTCCACTTCGATGATCTCTGGTTCAACTGGATCACGCGTCACCCCACGGTGGAGGTTATCACGAATCCAGTTCAGGATTACTTGGGCTTCATCAACAGTCTTGAAGAGTTTCTCGGAGGTTGTTGCGCAAAGAACTTGCTTCACAGGTCTACCCCTTTGTCTTTTTCAGATTGACTTTTACGGATGGCTGCGTAAACCCACCACAGCACAATCACAGCGAGTGCCAAGAACCAAAGCTTCACCAGCACCAGCGCACCCAACAGGATGCAGAAGCTAGTGTTGGTATGGTGACGCACCCCGTACATTACAGTCGAGATGAACCAACCAGATTTACCATCAAACGAACCCTTCTTATGCTGGGTCCACATTACAGCGGCAAAGCCCAACAGAATTACAGCGATCAGGATCGACATCAGGTACCCTCCTCAGGGTGAAGTTATTTCTTCCAGAGTGCGTACTCTGGGTTCAGTCCTATAACGTCGTCAGTGTCGTTATAGCAGAACTCTAGCGAACAATAGGCAGATTGGTCTGCCATTGGAATGTGTGCTCTCAGACGGTCTCTGGCGAGCTTACGGCCACCGGTGGTAGTTGTCAGGTAACAGTCGTCACCCACAGGGTTGCACCAGATGTCGTAGATCTTGCGGCTGTACTGAACCTCAGAAGGTCCAAGTCGGCCCAACGGTCCGTCGATAGCTATTGTCGGCGATTGGTCGGGCAAGGGGTTCGCTACTGCGTTCAACGCCAATGTGGCCAGAGTAATCGCGCAGATGCTGTACATCAGTTTCATTCATTTCTACCGGGTGATGGTTAAAGACAATGGTGAGGCCCAATGCCACAATAAAAAAGATCGTTAGCCAGCGCAGCAACCTGTTCTCCTGAGCCAACCGTTTCTGGTCAACTTTATTGTTCAGGTTGTTGATAGCTTCACGGCTGCGATCGTTGTTAGCTTGCGACATGTTATTCCCCTACCCAAACTTTCAGGGTGGTTTGTTTCAGATCACCGTCATCGGTGACTACCGTTTGTTCTACGTTGCACCAGCCGTCTTTGCAGTCAGCAGGTTTGCCAGTTTCAGCCGGCAGCAGGTAGAACGCGTACGCCGAGGAACACAGGGAAGCCAAGGCGATTACTGCGAGGATTGCTTTTACAAATTTGTTCACGATCATTTCCCACTAAGGATAAGAGATTGGTGTAAGGTTGTACGAGTGGAGCCGAAGCCCCACTCGCGGTGCCGGTTTAGCGCCGGACCTTAGCCAGTATCGCGTTAACGATACTAGGTTGGGCCTGCTCCGAAGAGCGACTGTAGATCCCTTTCGAGACCCAGTCCAGCGCTTTCCCGTGGTGCAGGGCAATCAGATCCACCACTTGATTGTGGGTGACCTTTGCACCTGCCTCACGGGACCGCATGAGCATTTCATCACGGAACCCTTCCGCGATGTTCTCATACTTCCCTTCGCCGTAAACACGGTCGTAGAGAAGATTGCCCATGGTCACACCCACGCTGAAGATACCAGCGTCAGTGAGAGGCACCTGCTCCTCGATCGCCATGTAGCGGATTGCCAGAGCAATCAGCACACCACGACGCGAACGTTGCTTGAACAGGGAGTCTGCAAACGCAGCGCCCCGATCCAAGTCGTTCAGTGTCATGTTCAGACGACGAGCCCAGACAGCCAGATTCTGGTGGGTTTCGGTTTTGTAAGTAGTCATGTTCGTGTTCTCCATAGAACGAAAGATTAGCGACCAGATTATTCTAGTCTATTCACCTGAGTAATATAGATCTGAAATTTTTTTAATTGGAATGTTTACACTATGTTGTGAATACAGGCAATGTCAACATTGTCCGCAAGGGGGTGATCCAGCCTTAGTGTGTTCTCCGAATCCTTGGACTGCTGTGAAGCAAACTAAAAGGGATTCACGGCTGCCTGTATCCGGACCGTCCTTCGGGGCGGTCCTTTATGCCCAAAAAAAAAAAGAGGGTGGTTAGCCCTCTATCTTTCTTCACTACTTACGCGTGGCCTCCATGCTTCTTCAAAGCCGCCGTTACCAAAGCGTTCTGACGAGTGGTGTCTTCGGTCATCAACTTAAGTAGAGACGGACTGGCTTTAACCAACGGGCTCATCTCCATCTCAAACCGACCACCCTTGCGAATGTGTAACACTCCGAGCTGGTGACCCAACTCAATACTGGCGAATTCAATGAAGTCACCCTCGTTACAATAGCTAATGGCCAACTGTAACATCCTTGGCATCGCGGTGTCGAAGTATCCGTAAGTCCGAACCATGGTAATCTCTTTGGATTTACCGCGATACATGGTTGCAACAACACGGCGCCGGTGTGGGCTGTTCAATTGGTCAAGGATTTCTTGCGAGGTGGCCATTCTACTTTCCTTCTAAGGACTTGAGTTTAGTGGGGTTCCCGAGAGAACCCCACTTATGCTGCTTTACTTCTGTTCGCTGTTGGACTTCTTGACGAAGGCCGCAGTGATCAGGATCTTGACTTCGTTCAAAGCCTTGATGATCGACGCCGACTTACCAGCCGAGTATTCCAGGATGGTATCGCCAGCCAGTTGCTCGTATTCCGCAGAACGGTCTACAGGCTTGACTGGTTGGAAGTACTTCCTGAAGATGGCATCCAGCAGGACAACTGTGGCAGGGGCCGGTGTAGCTGGCGCGTTGTTCAACAGTTGTTGTAGGGCTGCGTTGATAGCCACGTCACCGAGGTCTGGATCGACTTTCGGTTCTTCTCTCGGAGACGCCTTCGGCAGACTGTACGGCATAGGGATCAGATCACCAACCGTCCAACCTTTCACCGAGAAACGACGACCCCACTGTAGGAAGGCATCGTAGTCTTTCGCATCACCAGCCGACCCCAAACTACGCACCATCCCATCAACGCCACGAGTCACCCAGTGAATGCTGTTGTTGAGCTGCGACCACATCAGGATGTTACCGGTTTCCAACTTGCCGGAACTGACCTTCTCGCCAGAACGGCTGTCGTGGAGACGTGCTTGGAACCGCAGCGATTCCAGGCCGTTGTTATCTGGACGCAGTTGAATCAACATACGGGAGTGGTGGAAGAGACCATTCGAGTCTTCGAAGCCTGGACGGTTGTCGAATACTTCCAGGCAATCGTCGAAGAGGATCGGGTAGGTTGGGCGAGTCGCAGCGAACTCAAGGATTTCCAAGCCCCCACGAACGCGGGTCAGCAGGAGGGTAAACAGTTCGTTGGCGTCTTTCCAACCACGCTCAGCGCGACCATACCCGCTGTTCAGGAGACCGTGGAACTCGTCGCAAACGTAGACCACCGGGATCAGCTCTTCGCTGCGAGCCTCAGGATTGTAGTGGACTTCACCATCCCAAACCAGTGGAGCATCGAACTCTTTACTGAACAGCAGTTGAAACGCTTGCCCACGGAATGACGCCAAGACCACAGCATCAATGGACATAACGGCACGCTTCTGGTGTGGATCAAGGATCACACGGTTTTTGTTTTCCAGCAACTTCTCTACTACGGAATTCAACAGGGACATTTCTTTTCTCGCCTTCTTAGGGTTAATACATAGTTGGGGTGTGTCAGGTTTTACAAGTAGAACACTTTGCTGTGCTTGGGAGAGGCGGCATAACGGGCCACACTGCGAGCACTCAGGTTGTTAGCTTTGGCGGCTTGGGTGAGGTTGGGGAACACCTTACCGTTCACACTAACTTTCTTACGGATGGTTGCTTCACGCTTAAAAGAAGCTTGGCGCAGGTTCTCTCTTTGTTCAGCGGTAAACACGTACCCTTCAGCACACATTAGTTTTCTCCATCAGATTCACTTGGGTAATATAGGTCTGAATTCTATTTGAATGCGGCATAGCGGGCCCGAAGGCCCACCATTAATAAAGGATGATGCTCACGGGTAACGGGGTTTCCGTCAAGTGCTTCTCAACCAACGGCTTGAAGTTCTTGAAGTAATCCAATTGACCTTGACCACATCCCAATGCTGGAATGCCGAGTTCGGTAATCCCTAGCTCTTCGTAACGGGCCACCAAGTCTTCGAAGCCTGCAATCAGGTACTCTTCTTTACTAGGGTTACAGAAGTGTTCCTTGGTCGGGAACAGCAAGACTTGCTGACAGGAATCTGGAATGGGGTAAACCAGAAGCTTACCCACATCCAGTTGTCCAGTCTTCAGAGCCACCTGATAGAACGCAAGAAGGCCAGGGGTCCTGTGTTTAAATGCTGCGGCCAACCCGTTCCCGAGTGTGCCCCAGGTATTGACTGGACAGGCTACAGTTTGCAGCCCACAAGTAAAGAGGGAACCCTCACCTTCAAATACGATCATTTCTTCGGACCCTGTTTGTTTTGTTCAAGCTGTTTGATCTGCTTCTCCGTAGGGATCAGCGACCGTGCAGCGTCTTCTGAGCAAATGCGCAAGATGAGACGATGGATCTCACGAGGGAGGTCTAGGAACTCCGTCAATGTGAAACCCCAATTCTTGTGCACCTCATTAACATTGAACTGGTAAATAGCGCGATACAGACCACCGTATTCGTGGTAGTCCTCTTTGACGTGTTTACCCACCAAAGCCAACGGGCGATTCTGCTCCGTAGAGTGATCGTAGATCCCGTAGTCTTCGTCGTACGCTTCCCGCAGCACTAGTTGGGCTGTCATGCTATCCAAGTTACTGGCGTTCTCAAGCAGCCCTTCTAGCCGTCCTTTCTGACCTATCCGAGACAAACCGAAGCCGGGGAGTGCGGTGTGCATGTCCCCGACTCGTGGGTCGATCTCTAGAGGTAAGTTCTTGTAAGGACTTTGCTGGTGCGTTGGTAGAGAAGGGAAAAAAAAACTCTCGCAACGTCCAGAGGGATGAGGTGAGGGTGACGTTTCTCCGTCTCAGACGCCTGAGGGAACTGGCAGGCCGGGCAGTTATGCTTCGGCAGGGCAACCAGCGACACGGTGGCGTTGTCGATGAACTTGCCGATTTCTTCGATGAAGCGGTTACGAATTTCTTCGTCGCCGGAGAACAGAGCCGCCAGACTTTCGATGGTGTCTCGATCGTCGGAGATCTCGGTGTCCGGCACCAGCACTTCACCCACCCAGTGACCATACTGACGCATGGTGGTCAGACGACCTTGGTTGGTGATGTACTCGTCGCGCTCGTTACCCTTCAACGGAACCTGGAACGCGTTCTCCATCATCTGGACAATCGAGTCGATCCAACTGAAGCCGGAGTTCTCGTAGTCCTGGATTACAGGAGTGCGCAGGTTCATCGAAACGGTAGGAGTCAGCTCAACCAGCTTCACGCCACCACGGATGTGCTCTTCTTCGTAACGCTTGATGTCCTCTGGGGTCATCCGTTGTTTACGCTGAGTCATCCGCTTACGCTGCCACTCGGACAGGGAACGGTTGTCGGTGAAGGTGAGCTTGCCGAGATCCAGCAGCTCTTTGATCAAGTGCTGACACGAGCCTTCGACGTTGGCGCAGGCTTGTACGTACGGATAACCGTTCGGGTAGATCGCCAGTGCCAGGCCCCACAAGATCGTCGGAATGTCCGTGACCTTGATGATCGACTTGAGGTAGTCGATGTTCAGCTCTTGGGCGTTGGTGTCGAACACGTACTGGAATGCGAAGTTCAGCAGGTAGCTGATCTGGTAGACCGACGTGTTGGAGAAGATCATGCCGTTGGTCAAACGACCCAGCGTGGTCTTGTCGTTGGCGATCCGACGTTCCAGTTCCAGGATGGCCGACTCAGGCGGAGTCTTGAAGCTCAGCCAGATACCGGTGTGCCACAGAGGCACTTGAACCAGAGAACCCAGGCCAGTAGCCGCAGCCACACGCAGTACAGCACGTTCACCAGTCAGGACCGAACCGCCGTCACCGAACTTAGGACGGGAAGCACCGATCTTCTCGCCTTCGAAGTCGACGAACTGTTGCCAGTCAGAACCAACCCGTTCCAACGAGGCCGCCAGTGGGTTGCCACGCAACAGGGTTGCTTGAGCCAGCTTCAGCTCTTGCGCCCACAGGCGCATCTTGGCATCACCGGAAGCATTGAGGTTCGGGTAGTTGTCGATCAACTCGTTCAAGTCGAAAGCGTCACCACCGAGCAACGACAGGTGTTCGTTGTCAGCATCGAAGTCGTACTTGGCAACGTCTTTCTCCGGCACCGGTTTCGAGTGCGGGAAGGTCTGCGTGACGTTGGCGTTGGTACGCTTGGTTTCGAAACCAGTCGGCGGAGTTGGTTCCTCCGGCTTCTGTGCTGGCTTCAGTTCAGGCGCAGGAACTACTTCCTTTTCTACGCCTTCCTTGTTTTGGTCTTCAGTGGACATCTATAACTCCTAGATGCTGGCGGCTGGGGCATCAGGCAGCGGCTGGATCTGACCCAGGACTGGCTGTGCGTCTTGTGAGAAAAACGAGGTGACTTGGAACGCCGACGGAATCACGACCAATTGATATGACGTGATCCAATTGCTGTACTCTTCACCGATGGCCATCAGGTTGGCCAGTACGTCCGGATCGAGAGTCGGGTCGCCTTTGCGATCTTTCGCGATCTGTTCGTGCTTGACGTGAATAGCAGCGAGCTTGTCACCGTACTCTTTAACGTCTTTGGCCAACACACGAGCAGCGTCGAGCAGACCTTGTTTGTCGGTCACTGCACGATCAACCAGATCTTGGTTCTTGATCAGCAGCAGCGCATGGGATGGACTGGTACGCAGCGCGTGACATTCACGCAGCAGAGTATCCATACTGTTCCACATCTCCATGGAGCGTTGGGTCTGAACCATTTGTGCAACGTTATTGAATTGACGCTTTGCCATGATTGGGTTCCTTAAAGCCGAAATAGGTGACGTGCCGGGAAATGAGTAAAGAAAGGGCACTTTTCCTATAATGAGAAAGTTGTGTATTTATTAACAGGGCGGTACTATGACTATTGATGAACTGGAGAAATACCTCCTACAGCGGGTCTCCCCCGAAGCAACAGAGTTAATGGTTGATACCGCTCGAGTGTTGTGTGAGTCAGGACTCACCAGTCACTTAGACGATCTCGACGACATGATTGCCTCTGAAGATCAGATCGGTCGTGACATCACCATGTACCAAATGCGTCAGTATCTGACGTCCACGTTGGAAGCGTGTGTTAACCAATTCGGGATCGAGTTGTTGGAAGACGCTGAGATCAACTTGCGACACCTGACTGGGTTGCAACGTGGTATCAACATGATCACCAACTACGAAGACGTAGAGACTATCGAAGCTCTGTGTCTGGCCGAGACTGATCCTGAACAGCGCCTCATTGACATACTGGAGTTGCTGACCGAATATACATGGGCTGACTACAGCCTGTTGATTGACACGGTGAGTACTTCCCTCTTCGATCGTATTCTGGAACAGTTGGTCAAGCCTGATCAGTTGGAAGAGTCGACGCACATCGGTAACGCTGTACTGATCCGGGTTAAGTCGTTGATTCGTCAAGTAGAGTCACCGTGGTTGCTCGATGAGATCCAAGACGGGTGCGAGTTGGGGTTGCCGGTTGCCGCAATGGTAGAGCGCTTCAAGACCCGTTACGACAGCGTACTGACGGTCTCCAATGAACTGCACCGCAAGCCACAGTTGCTGGCTGAGCAATTCCTTCTTTATATACTCGCTTCGAGTTGTCCTGACGCCGAACTGTTGGCTACAGCCCAAGATCAATTGGAAGCTGTGGTGATGCACGTTCCTACGTTGTCGGCTGCCTCCAAGTGTATCCAACAACTGTTGAGTCAGGTGACGCAATGAAAACTGCTGACTACTACTTGATGGCCCTGAACGGTGGCGCTTATAAAAAGAAGCGTTGGGTTCTGTCCATCTTCAGTGTGCTGATCGACTCCAAGCCTCAGGGCTGGCCGTTCGAGATCGTGCGGACTGAAAAGAACGTATTCTTCCGTGACCCTACGGACTTGAACGTTCTGATCTCCCTTGACGACGCTGACGTGAATAAGCCAGTCTTGAGTTTCAAAGACAAGATCGCGGTAACGCCTGAACAGGTTCTGAACCTCGACAAGCCGATCACGACCACCGCAGGCAACCTGCTCTTCAACTACTACGCATTGATCTACGCGTTGGGCAAGAAGATTCCGTACATGGAAGGGCGTATCACTGCGACTCAAGTGGAAAAGATCATCGAGCCTCGGTTGACGTCTAACCCGGTGGACAATGGGGCGAACTATGACCCTAATGATCTGAACCCAATCTACGTGAGCGAGTACAAGAAGTTCAACAAAGCCATGTTCGGCTTGATGGGCTTCACACAACTGTGTGTACCGTCCGCTACGCCACGTACGATGTCAACCGACCCACGTATCCCCGAGTTGCGTAATCGGCTCGTAGAGAAGCACAAGGACCGTCTGAACGACCCTGCCATCATCTCCATGATCGACCAAGAGTTGATCAAGATGGACAAAGAGTGGATGGCTAACGATCCTGACGGCGGCGCCGGCTTCTATGTGAACGAAGCCAAGTCTTACGACGTTGTGCGTAAGAAAGTGTTCCTGATGCACGGTGCTGAGTCGGGCTTTAAAGACGGCACTGATGTGGACTTCATCAAGAACTCCTTGAACGAAGGTTGGGACATCGAGAAACTCCCGAGCATGGTTAACTCCTTGCGGGAAGGTTCTTACAACCGTGGTCGAGACACGGCACTCGGTGGTGAGGCTGTGAAGTTCTTGGGTCGAGTGTTCCAGAACACTGTGATCGCTGAGAAGGACTGTGGGTCTACTCTCGGGTGGATGAAAGACTTTACCGAGGCCAACTACCAGAAGTTCGTCGGCTTCTACCGAATCACTCCACAAGGCCCTGTGTTGATGGATGAGGCTTACACTAAGTCTCAGATCGGTAAACAAGTTCACGTTCGTTCACCAATGTTGTGTAGGACTCCAAAAACAGCGTTCTGCGAATGCTGTATGGGTGCCAAGAACGCATTGAATCCAACCTCGTTGGGTCTGATGGCGGCTGACGTAGGATCGCAGATCATGGGTATCTTCATGGGTGCGATGCACGGTAAGTCCCTGAAGACTGAACGGTACGATTTCAAGAAGGCTATCTTCTAATCACTGTAAGGAATGCTACACATGGCTAAGCAACAAAAGACTCAGGCGGCTCCACAACAAGCGCCGAAAGATCCTGCTCTGGAACAAGAGCAACTTGACCAAGCCAACCTCGAAGAAGGTGCAACCGATGAGAATGAGTCGGGGAATGAATCTGCTGGCGTTGATGCTCCGACGGGCGACAGCACCGGGGGCGAAGGTTCGGAAGAGGGCGAAGCGGACGCTGGAGCTGGATCGGATTCCGAGTCATCCGACACAAGCCTGGAGCAAGGTACTGGTGAAGCAGCCGATACCTCCGAAGCAGACCAACTGGCAGCAGCACTGGCGGCGGCAGCTTCCGCGTCACAACAACCGCCGGTACCGGTAAACGACGCTCCTGCTCCGGTGGAGCCCGTAGCCCCGGTCGAGCCAGAAGGTTCCGACATCCCTGACGCCGAACCCGTTGCTGCTCCGAGCGAGCGTGCACCTTCGGTTTCCGTTCAACGCAATGTCCCAGTGAGCGTCAATGTGAAAGAGCAACAAGCCTCCATCAAGTTCCAACTGATCATCGACCGCCTGTCCGAGTTCGCCAAGGCCATGGCCCCGAACGCCCCGATCAACGAAACCGACGGCAAGGCCCAGCAACTGGCCCTGTGGAAAGTGATCGACCAGGTCCTGAAACTGGAAGGCGCCGAGTTCATCCGTGGCTTCAGCCTGCTGCTGGACTTCATCGCTGAACACCGCACCGCCCACTTCAGCGAGAAATACGCTTACCGTTTCTTCGGTCCTCTGAACCTGAGTGCCGGCGACAAGCGTAACTTCAACCGCCTGCTCAACCTGTTCATCGCCACTGCCGACCGCGCAACTCGTCGCATGGGCCTGGAACAAGTTGGTCTGGAAGCAAGCGTAGCTGGTATCCGCGACACCGCTGTTCAACAGCGCATCGTTGAGTTCTACCAGATCTAAGCGGCATAAAGCCAAAAAAAAAAGCAGGGGTGCGAGCCCCTGCTTTTATGCCGTCTGTTAATGGAAGGTGAAGTCCATCTTAGGACGACCGGTTACTTGCTTGACGCGTCTAGTCACGGCGATGACTTCCTCCAGACTTAGTTGCAGGCGACGGCACAGTTCAGGTGCCATTACCCCGGAGACGTTTGGTGGGTAATGCATTTCCAACTGTCCGATCAGTACCGAAAGGTAGAACGGTTTGAAGTCGTAAGGCTTGATCCTAGCGGCTGCATCATCGGTCTTGAAGCTCTTCTGATAGAAGCCTACGTCGATCTGGTAGAACGTTTCAGCCATCAGGAAAGCGCCGATCAGCGAACCGAACAGCTTCAGCACTTCATGGACAAACTGTTCACCCATGGAGCGATGAGCCAGCGCCATACCTTTCATGACCTGCTCACGTAGAGCTTGGTCGGAGATCTGATCCACAGTCGTACTGTAGACGTTATGTTTGCCATCAGTGAGTACCCAACGTGGGGACAACATGGCTTTGGTGTAGCGGCTTTCGCACACACCCATAATCACCTCACGGTAATTCACCAGATGAAACGGTGTATTGACAATGAAGTCCACGGGGAAGTCGAAGAACTGTTCAACTGCGACGCGAGGGGAGTTCTGGAAATAACGACTTGGCATACTGGACCTTACTTAAGGCTGGCATAAAAAGTGGGGCCTTGCGACCCCACGAGATTAAATTACATAATCGGTTGTCAAGTACTTGTGACCCACGACCCTACCCGCAAAGTTCTCGACCTTGCGTTCGTGATACTCGATATGCTTGTCGATGTCGATACACACGAAGTAGTAGAAGGTTGGCTTAGCATCGGGCCAAATCTTAATGATCGTGTCACGTAGACGCCCCATCGCTTGCAAGTTACCTTGTTTGGAACCCAAGGCATCTGTCATCAACACATGAAGCAACTTAGGGATGTCCTGAGCTGTCCCGAGGGATTTCAGTGTCGACACGATGAGATCTGCTTCGAGCATTTCGTCGAAGTCGTCATCTGCCGTATACCGCATCACAGTGATGTCACTGTTCCGTGGTTTCAGGTAGTTCGTGACAATGGTGCACATCTCAACCGTAGCACAATAGATCAACAGCTTTTGGTCATCCACACGAATCTTGCGAAAGTTGTGGGTAACGAAATCGGAGATCATCTCAAGGTAAGCCTTGAGGCACTGCTTGTTCTTCATCAACGATTGCTCGAAGATGACGTGACTGTACGACTTACGCGCCTTGTTGATCCACTTAAGGACGTTGTGGTGCCTGAGCCGGTACTGCAATGCTTCTACTGCGGTGAAGATCACACGCTCACCGTTGTCAATCCGTTCGTCTCGCGGGAACATGATTGCCGTACGGTTAATCAAGAACTCGTCGTCACCTTCCAATGTACCGGAGAGTGAGATGGTCTTGTGAACGTGCGTGTACAAGTCTTGCCGATAGTTGAGGTGGATGTCCTGGTGGACTTCGTCAATCAACCGAATCCCAATCCCACACGTTTGGTAGAAGTTGGGAGGAGTGCAACCGTACCCGAGCTGTAACAAGCCGTCTTTAAACTTCTCGTAGTCCTTCAGGTAGTTGAAGTACGTCATGTTCGAACAGATGATGATCTTGGCTGTCAACTCGCCTGCAATTGCAAGCTGCGTCACGAGTGCCAGTTGTGCTGACCCCCGAACAACCATGATGTCACCTTTCTTACACTTGAACGCTGCCTCAATGTCGCCAATCCACTTTTCAATGTACATGGCCTTGATGCAGATGAAAACCCGACGCCCAATAGCTGCGATACCACTCAGCGCCATGAATGTCTTACCGCGACCGGGGTCTACGGTGAGGATCTTCGTCTTACCCGGAGCAATCAGGTAAGCGATCTTTTCAACTTGGTCATCTCGCGGTGTACGCTTGTCGATTACTTCGAAGTTAACTTCAACCCCGAGGTTCTCAGGCAAGTGCTCGTACACAATGGCGCTCTCATGAACGCCCCACATTTTCAAGCACCGAAGTAACGCGTCCAGTTCATTCCGATGGAAGTGAAAGTCTGTACGGTCATTCGTAACGCCCACAAAGACCCGCAGCATGGCTTTTCTGAAACGACCATCAGGCCCCTTCTCAAAGCCGTACTGAGCCAGTGACTTACAGAAGTCAAGCAACGCAGCTTTAACCCGAGGGGTGAACTGCGTTGCTCTTACGTGGTGACTGGCTACTCTAAGAGTCAGTTCTGGTGCTCTAGCGGTAGGCGGATTCTGGACTTCACTAGACACAGACCTACCTCCTTACTCCATTACTGTTTGGTGAGATCCCCCATCATTAGAGGATCTAGCGGATGGTCAGGACGTTGCTTCAAGATGAAGGTCTTGATGTCCTGCAACGTGGCCCCTTGACGCTCGTACGCCATACTGGCCGACAAGCTACGGAAGTCCATGTTGTCCTCGTAGTAACCCACTTCCCCGTTCACCCGATCCAGCGGCAGTCGGTGATCCCGACCTTCGATGCTCTCAACCATGGTCGAAAGGATGATGTTCTCAAGGTGAGCAATGTTGACGTTCAACTTGGAACTGATCAGATCGTAGAAAGCAAACAGCGCTTCCTCGGTGTTGGTGTAGGCGTTCGACGATTTAACCTTCGAACGTTTGCCACGTTGTTTCCCAGACTTCGTAGGGGCAGCCTTGATGAAACGCTCGATGTCGCCCATGTACTCCACCATGTTGGTGTGCTTCATTGGCAACTTGAACATTGTGTCAGAGTAGTCCCAACCCGACAGGTCGATGATGTAATCACCACGAGGGGTGAGTTCCCAACCTACACGTTTGATGTAGATCAGGGCATCTTCTGTCAGGAAGCTCAACCGGCTACCCATGGACACCGACAGGTTGACTTTATCCAAGTTCCCGTCATCAGCCACAATCTCCAGCGTGATGTCAATGATCTCGGAGAGTTTCTCCAGAGGCAGGTTACGAATCGTGCGAACCCGATTGATGTCAGGTAGGCGCGGTGCGTAGTCTGCCGAGATCACCATCTTCACGGAGGAACGCTCAGCCAAGTCAGCACTGAGTTTGATTTCTGCCCCGGTATTCCCCTGTCTGAGATACACAGCATCGTGCTCACAGATATAGAAGTCATCTACGACCGAACTACCGTCCAAGTGTTTGGTCGACAGAACGTTCTGGGACACCAGCTCACATAGAGTTGTGGCACTTACGTGACCCAATACAGTGTGCGGTGGAATCGAGAAGCTGATCTCACCCAAGCAAGTGGAGCAAACACCGTAGCGATCTGGGTGGCGGCACTTGAGCACTGAACGAACTTCAATCTCTTCGCCGATCAGTTCACGCGACGACTTCAGGATTGGCTTCAACCCGTGAGGCGTCTTGTAGTACTTGCCTTCCAGTGCTTGGAAGTTCCCTGCTGTGACTTTCCACAGGATGGTGTCCTGCGTACCACAGTCTTCGTAGTGGACGTGCTGCAACGTTGCACAGCCCAACTGCATCTTCCGGTTGAAGTACTCGGAATCCGCTACTGGATCTTTAGCAGCCCACAGCGCCTTGGAGGCCGAGCGGGATTCTACCAGTGCATCGTACAGGCTGACCAAGCCCTGGGTGTAGTTACGCATCACCGGATCGTGGAAGATCCGTGAGTCGATGTCCGTCAGGAAGCCCCGCAAGGAAACTACCTGCAACACCTGACCGAGGCTCACCAGTTTGGACTTTACCGCTTTACCGATAGGATTGCCCTGGAGTTCGTTGGGGTCCTTCAGTACTGCTGTCACACCGCGATAGGTATCGTCGATGCTGTTCTGCGTTGGCTTGGCCGCAGCATTCAGCGCAGCGATCTTCGGGTGACGGATTACGTCAACGAAGTCCGTGATGCAGATGCTGGCCACTTCCTCTTCCAGCCCAGTCACGGTGTCGTTGTAGATGTCTTGCTCCACGTCGTAGATCCAACCTGACCACTCAGTGTTGTCGAAAGCCGTGTGGGTACTGTTACAGTAGTCCAACGCCAAGCTACGACCAAACGCCAACAGGTTGTTGAACGTCTCCTTCGTCAAGCGCTCGTCACACATGTGCGATTTCTTCAGACACGGAATCTGAGGATACGCACGGTTGAAGATGGCGCAGTACCACGAGAAGATAGTAGCTTCGCGCTCTACTACCTGATCGCCATCATCGAACACCATGATGAACTTCGCCTCTGGGGATTCCAAGTCCCAGATTTGTTTCTTGGTGAGCTGGTAAATGTCACGGGCATTGTAACGATTCATAGTTCCTCCTCAGGACTGTTTCTTATAGACGAAGCGAATACCGGCACATTCAAGGATATGTCGCACGAACAAGTTGTTACGACCGTTACCTACAGGGTGAACCTTACGGTCGATTACTTGCTGAATGTCGGTAGGCTTATCAGCCCGCAAGAGATTTGCCAAGATCTCTTTACCCACGGTTGGGTTGTTCGACTGGTCGATGATGTCTGCCCAGACTTCACCGCCACACGTAGCCGCACCCAAACGCACTTCTGCTTCACCAGTCATCCGTACAGGCTGAGCAGCCCCAGGATAACTGTTCTTGTCACCTTTGGTAATCTTGGCTGGAATCCCGTGGTGTTGTAGCTTCGGTGCAGAAACACCTGACCAATCGCCACCGGTTTTCTCCAACACAATGATGTCAGCACCACCAATCAGGATTGGCTCCTTCGTGGTGATCCGATTACCATTGATCCCGCCAAACGTAACCGGACCGTACACAGGAGGGTATTCCGCCCGCAGTTGGTCGATCATCGTTGGGTAATCCACTGGGGAGTTGTTAGGCATCCACAGGTAGATCCCGTCCCGCAGTACAGTCAGAACATGAGGTTCCCCTTTGTTGAGGTACTCAGGCTCCGACATCACCTGCACCATCCACGGCGACACGATGTGGTAGAAGCGCAGCAGACGTTCCCACGCCGACTGGACTTTCACTGGATCGAGCCGTGGTCCCGAGTTCACCACTTGGGCCTTGAACAGCGAAGGCTTGGCATCTTTAGGGATGTCCGAACCATCGTTGGCAAAACCAAACTCACGGCGGAGCTGCTTGGTGAGGCGATCAGCACAGGCGTTGATGTAGGGTTCGTACAGACAGCCCAGGTTCATACGCTTGATCACGGAATACGGTTCCATGATGATGTCCGCACGGTTGCCTTCAGCATCGACTGGCATCCGGTGGGCTGGCCACACTTGACAGATTACGCCTTTGTTGCCGTGGAACCCCGACAGCTTCGCACCATCAGTCGGTTGGGTTTCGAACTCGATGGTGATCTCAACACGCCAATCGTCCAGAGGCTGACGACGGTGAGTCTTGTTCACCTGAACACTTTGAGCACCGTGTGGACGGTTCACGTAACCCAAGGCTTCAAAGATCAAGCGATGGAACTCGTGACTCAGGTTCAAGTTCGGACCGTATTCCTTCTTGAGCTGCTTGTGGACTTCCAGTACCCGGTTGTAGAACCGCAGGGCTGCCTGATGATACTTGCTCATCTGACGTTCCATGCCCACCGGAGTCGGAGGGTTACGGTTGGTGTCGTCGTGGTGTACCACAATGTCCACTACGCGCGCCCGTGGCGTTACGTAGGTGAGACGGTCGTAGACGTAGTCCACTTCCTTCAGTGCAGCCACCGACATCTCCACAGGAGCCAGCAGGGGGTTGTACGGACGGGTCGCAAACAACAGACCATCAGCACGCACGTAGTCCCCAATGTCTGGGAACGGCTTGTACTCATCGGGTTTGTTCGGATCAGCATACAGGTTCAGGAACATGTGGTTCTTGCCTGCGGACTCCACATACTTCTTGAAGCCCTTGGCGGTGATTCTCGGTAGCACGTCATCGGCTACAATCACCCCGTCTTCAATCACGCCTGCAAGTGACATGTATGCCACCTTCAGTTCCAGCGATGGTGTGTAGTTACCGTGCTCGTCAATGTTCGGCGAGTCAGCTACTACAGAACCGGCTGGGATACGACTGCCAGCATACAGCTTGGTGGACAGCTCCTTGTTGAACTTGTACTTAAAGCCGAAGTACTGGTGGTTACAGTTGAAACGTGGGACCGACATCATCCCGACTTCTTTTGTTTCTGCATCTTCGTAGATGTAAATCGTTTCAGGGTTCTCTACAATGGAGTCGCCACCCATCGTTTGTGGATAGCGTTCAATCTCTGCGATGATCGTTACATTGCTGTCGAACTTCTTCGCAAAGGTAAACTTACCAAACTCACGTTCCGTACCAGTCTGCTGGCGACGTGGTGAGGCCCCTTTAATAACAAGCGCCTGCCCAAGCTGGGAGTTAACCATCTGCACACGAGAAGCAGAGTTACCACGAATGTGAGTAATCATGCTGCCCATACCGCTGACCTCTGGGAACAGTTGGTATTCTGTTGCCATTGGGTCTTGGTTCATGTAGTGCGGAATTGGGTTACCGCTTGCATCGACGGGTGTTTCGTTCATAAAGCGCTCCTAACAGGGTGGAGTTAATACAGGAGATCTTGGATGCACGTACCCTTGATCCCAATAATAATATAGGTTTCAAAAGCTTTTTAATGAACGTGAGGTTCAGACCATGGCAATGCCAATTGAATCGTTGTTGGTTAATTCGGGAGCAGCTATCTATTACGACGCTGGCTTCCGACGCGTTCTTGAAACCCACATGGGTCTTCTACGCAACCTAGCCTCAACACAGCTAATACAGATCGAAGCACAACTGGCGTACAAGTACGAGTTCGACTTCTACGGCCTGTTGCAGGAAAGGGGTGTGGCTGAACATCTCCACTGGGTTATCCTTCGTGTGAACGACATGGTTGACCCGCGAGAGTTCAGAGCGACGATGGATCGGTTGTATGTTCCTTCGGCGGAAGTTGTTGATGCCATCCGAAAGCTCCACATGACCAGCGCCACCAAGATTTAAACCACGACAAAAAAAGAAAGGGAGCGTGAGCCCCCTTTCTTTATGCCGCTTAGATCCCGTTCGGGAACATTACCGCAGGCTGGTTAAAGCCTTGGGGTTGCTGATTGAAGAACCCCTGCGGTTGTGCCGGTTGAACGTAGCCACCACGAGTCACTTGTACTTGTGGTTGCGCGAACTGTTGCGGTTGGTTACGGAACAGCGATGGTTGTTGGAACTGCTGTTGCTGCTGGAACATCGCTTGTTGCTGTTGCAGAGCTGGGTTGTGCGAGACAACCGAGTTCCACGACAGGCCGGCGCCGGTTTTGGCCACAGGGGCTGCTACTGGTGCAGGTTGCTGGGTGAAGCCAGTCGGAGCAGGAGCAGGTTGCTCGTTCCACGGTGGAATGAAACCAGTCGGTGCAGCGGCTGCCGCAGGTTTGGCTTCAGACTCACGGTCGATCACAGCTTGTGCGAACTTGCTGGTATCAACTTGTGGGTGCTGGTGCGGTTTGGCTGGAGCGCTGGATTCAGCACTGTCACCCAAGTCGCCTTCGTTACCAGTCAGCGACGGGATCAGATCCCGGTACTGAGCCAGATCGCCGATGTGCTTCTCGAAGCCCAGCTCGATGTGCAGGTCCTGCGGATTGTCCAGGTGTTTCTTGAACAGGTTGGTCACCTTGTTCAGTTTGCCGGCAATCTTCGCGTAGCTGGTCAGTAGGGCGTGCAGGTTCGGAGCAGCCAAGCTGTTGCTACCGAAGGAGTAGGTTTCACCCTCGGCATCAGGCAGCACGTAGTTGAACAAGGCGGTGATGGCCTTCTTGTTCTTCAGGCTGTTCAGGTTTACGCCACAAGCGTAAGTCCCTTCCGACTTCAGTTCCTGGATCAGCGGGAAGTCCACTACGCACACGCGCTGGAACTTCTTGCCCTTGAACTCGCCACCACGCTTGATGTACATGTTGAACAGACGGTGATCACCATCAATCGACACGACGTCCAGCAGCTTTTCCAGCTTGGTCAGAGTTTCTTCCTTGACGTTCGGGATCAGGTCAAGGAATTCGTTCTGGGTGGGCGACAACTTCTTGTGGTAGTCGTGGTCCACCGCGATGCCCATCAGTTCAGTAACCAAGCAAGTGGCTACCGAGGTCAGGCGGTTCAGGCAGGCGATCTTCAGCTTACGGAAGACTGGGGATTCCCCACGGATGATCGCTTCGGACAACGGGTGGAATGCCACGGTGTTTGCCCAGTCCGGGTTTGCCAGTACGTCATGTACCGGCAGCACCAGACGTTTACCACTAACTTGCACCGGCACTTTGTGGTTGCCGATCACGAAGCTGATCAAGTGGTTTTCATCGACCTCGAAGTTGATGGACTTCAGAATCGACTGATACAACTCGATGATAGTCATAGTTGACCTTCCCAAGGGTTATGGATATTGCCGCCAGCAGGTGGGACGACGAGATTATTGGACTGTGCGTGCTGGTGGTGTTGAGCCATACCTTGCGCAGCAGAGTGTTTGATGTCCAGGTTGTTGGCCACGGTGTCGAAGTCTTTCACCAAGCCGAATACTGCTTCTTGGTTATACGACATCACCGGAGCTGTCAGGGCATCAGCGAAACCAGTGAAGCAATGAGGAGTCATTGGTCCGCCGTTCAGCGACATGCTGACGTAGGTTTCACCGAACATATCCACTTGTACCGACATGCTGAACTTGGTCATGCGGTTGTTGGACAGACCCACCAACACACTGCCGATCAGACGCTGACGGAATGTCTCGATATAACGAGTCATGTCCATCTGTGCAAACGACAGGTAGTTCGGTGCGATGTCTACCACGTACTCGCCACCGATGGTGTCGTTGGTCGCAGTGAACATCAGGCCAGTCAACATCAGTTCCGACATCAGTGCAGGAACTTCACGGGCCACTGTGGTAGCCGCCATGCACTCAGGCGTAGCTGCTGCGAGGTTAGCCGTGGAACCAGCGTGGTGCAATTGCTGGGTGTACTTGGATTCGCCGCCCGTTACACCGGCAACGCTATCCAGCCCAGGACTGACCTGACACAGCGAACCGTACGTGATGCTACCGTCTTCGTTGAAGTTCAACGTCCGACAGATCGCATGGAACAGTGGGTCTTCGTTGATCACCGACTCAGCCACGTTACCGATGGCGTAAGACATGGCGTCCGCAGGAGTAGCCACGCCACCCATTGCGTTAGTGACCGAATCCCGATAGTTGCTCAGGATCGACGACATGTAGACGTTGGTCAGTTCGTTGGAACGGCGAGACTTCTTCGGCAGCAAGTCAGCGAACAACAGACGACCATCGGCGTACGGCTCATTGCCAGATTGCATCGACACTTCCAGCACGCTGAAGATGTCTTCCGGGCGAGTAGCGTAAGCCACTTGCGACTGGTCTTGGTTGAAGCTCGGGTTGTACTTACCGAACAGCAGGTGACTGGAATCAATCACCGAGGAACGGACAGCATTGCCGTGGCCAGCATCGTACGTGCTGTGTTGCAGCGTAACGGTGTTGTTGAAGTACAGCTTCATGTTCTTGTCGAACACCACTTGGTTGCCGGCGATCCGGGTGTAGCCGGGATAGTCGGTGTAACCCGTGACGTAGCTGGTCAGGTTGGCACCCATCGCCTGACTTTGCACTTCCATCATGAAACGCAGGCGCTGTTCGCCCCAGCCGTTTGCAATCTGGATGCCAGTCATGATGTCCGCTTTAGGACGCAGCAGTTGACCAGAGAATGGAGCCAACACACCCGCGTTGATGTTACGACCACCTTTGGTCACTTCTTGCAGGATCGACATCGACTGGTAGTCAACGTTGTCACCCAGGTAAAACGGGCGGAGGAACTGATCGCCGTACGTACCAGTAGGGCAGAACAGCAACTTGGTAATCTGGAAGCTAGAGCGAGGGTTCATCTTTTCTTCGACCTTCTTTAGTCAGGGAGATTAGGTTGGGACGCGTTCGAGGATCAGGCGAGCCAACTGGTTCTTGATTTCAGCCGGTACTACCATGTCGCCGTTCACAACGTGCTTCGCTACATCTGGCAGCAACTGTGGAGGCAAGTTCAACGACCAATAGCACTTGGACATTTCACTGGTCAACAGGTTGATTGCACGGATGGCGACGTTGTTCTGACGATCCGACTGTGGCTTACCACCAACACGCTGGGCGTATGGGTAGCGTTCCATCAACTGTGCGATGTACTCTTTGGAGACGCGTGCACGGAAATCACCCGTAGCCAGTGCGTACTCTTCATCATAGATCGCAGGTTGAGCAGTCATCAGCGCTGCCAACTCTTTGTAGCCCCAGTGCCACAGCAACGCTTGAGTCACCCCAATCGTACGCAACAGTGCTGGTTTGCTCAGGCTTGGGATAGCCCGTGCGGACAGCGAACGAGCCATTACCCACTGACACAGAGTCATGTGGTGCTGGTCAATCCGCATGTTGGTCATCTGTGTAGCAATCCCCACGAACCCTTCGACTAACTCGACTGGTACGGTTGGATCGACCTTCACCGCCATAGCAGTGTAGTTCTCTGTATAAACAGACAGCATGATGATGTCGCCGTTGGACACCTCTTGCTTGATCTTGTAGTTCTCAGCCGAAGACATGTTGTCCTCTTCAGCTTTCTCCGCAGCATTGCGCTTCGGAATGATGCTACCCGCTTTCCAGAAGTTCCGGTCGAGCGAGTTCAAACTGGTGTCGATGGTGTGGAATACGTTGGAGATCACGCTGGAGTTGTTATCCTCCACGGTCACTTCACCGATACTCACCTTCCGTACGATTACCTTTGCCAACAACCAGTCTGGCAATTCGGTAGACCCCAACGACTTGAAGACGGCCCCGTTAGAGACTTTCTCCAGTTGTGCGTAGGAATCAATGTACACCCGCAGACGATCCATGGGTGGACAATCGTACAACCACGATTCGCTGATCAGCGACATCGCGTACCATTCCTTGTAGTTGTTGCCAACTTCGCGGAAGATCTGTTCCACGTATTCGCCGAAGATGGGAACCATCGGGCGCATCGCTACCGACATCACACCAAGCTGGTAGTAGTCGTCGCGCAAATACGTTTTGTTCTGCGGCTTGTCATCGTACTCGGTTTTGGTAGTCGTCGGGATAACCACCTTACCGTGCATCCGCATCCAGCTAGTGAGATCGTCACTAGGAATGCAGCCGTACATTTCACGAACCAGCTTGATCAGACGTTTCTTCATCCGATCTTTATCCGCTACAGTCTTGATGACTTCGTGGATTGCGACGTAGTGCGCCCAGATCGCATCCTGCTGGTGCGAAGGGAGAGATGCAAAGAATGCGTTGCACTGTGTGAACAGGTTCGGCAAGTCTTTGAAATTGTTCCGACGGTAGATAATCGAAACGCCCCAGTCTAGAAACTCATCGCCGTGCACGGTACGGAGTGTGGTGAGTTCGCTAGCCTTTTCACTGATGTTATCAATACGCATACTGGCTTCCTAGTGGAGTACTGCAACTAGATGATATATACTTCAAATATCTTTGTATGGCATAGAGCCAACAGAGAGTCCGGCTATGGGGGATAGTGGACTTAGAGTCGGGCCAGGTCGTATTGACCCAGCCCTCCTCTCATCAGTAGTTACATCGGGAAGTCGTCGTCATCGAAACCGCCAGCGGACTGGTTGCTCGATTCGTTACGTTGTTTCCAGCCACCGCCACCGCCGCCTTGTTGGCCACCGCCACCACCTTGACGCTGTTGTTGACCGCCACCACCGTTGAAGTCTTTCTTCACCGGTTCAACGTATTCCTTCACGGCCACGGCAGCCATCATGCTTTGCAGCATTGCGCGGTAGCCACGCAGGAAGTAGTTGGAGGCCGCACGCTTGTCCAGCGGGTTGCCGTCGGTGCCGATCATGGCGTGGTAGTTCGAAGGCAGCAGGTTGAACTTCAGGTACGGACGATCTTTCGCCACGACCGCGATGAACAGGCAGCCTTCTTTGTCGCGACCGACGCAGGTGGTCGAGATCAGTTTCGGCTGTTCCGAACGCTTGCCTTCGAAGAAGGTGTGGTTCAGGTTCTGGATCTTCAGCACCATGCCGTCTTCCAGGGTCAGCGCGTCTTGCATCGCTTCGAGCAACATGTAGAACGTTGGCATGTCCATCGCAGCGCGGATGTTACCGTTCTGCTTGTCGTTCGGGACGTTGGTGTAAACGTCGATACGTGGGTTGTTGCTTACCAGCGAGATCGCGAACGAGCCAGGCTTTTGTGCGCCCTGAACTGGTGGGCAAGACAGACGCAGTTTGAATTCGTCCAATGCGTTCTTGGCGCGAGGTGGTGCTTGAAAGTTACCGGCCATTTTTGAATCTCCAGGCTTTTTTGTTTCGTACAAATTATGGGAGTTCCCCGTATTTCAATACAGGGAGTCGTTAAAACATCGAGAGAATGATACCTTTAAAGACTGGATGTAACGGCTCAGCTTTAATGTCCGATCGCATCTTGTCCAGCGACGTCGTCGGATTCCAACGGCGTGCTTCGGCTAACTCAATGATTTGTTTCTTTTCCTTTGCAGGAAAGGTGCCAAAATGAACCCCGTCACCAAAGAACTGTAACGTTACATGGTTGAAGGGCATTCTCGCAAGGTCCTTGCCTCCGGTCAGCTTGCTGTTCCAGGAAGTGTAGGACTTCACCTTGCCTGTGTGTGACTCTAACAGGCGAAGTTTGGTGAAGTTGTAGCGGGACAACAAATCCACAGGCATGTGGGTGATGATCAAAGCATCGGCGTTGTTCCCAGCCAATTTGAGGTCTGACATCAGGATCGGTTCGAACACTGCGTCAGTCATCTTGGTAATCGCGGTGTCTTCCAAACCACGGAAGAACTGTTGCTTCTCTGTCTTCAACTCCCTATGAAAGCAGTGTGGGTATTCCCGCATGATGCTTTTATAAGACTGACAGTAGAACACCACCTTGCAGCCACCGTGCGTGTAACGATCCACAGCGGCTTGGATGATCTGCATTTCTGAGGTTATCGCATCCACCAGAGGATCGGGGAACACCTTGCTTTGGTCAGCGGACGGGATCGCGCCAAGGATGTTCCTTATTAATGTACGCACGTTGATCCACAGCGCATTCGCTGAAAGGATCGGGGGTTTGTTCTTATGCTCCGGGTGGTCTTCCGAAATACCCAAAGCACTTTCAATCGCTAAAGCCGTAGCAATGGAAACGGGGACTTGCGTCCCCACCTCACGATCAGCTAGGACTTGGTAGTACTTGTCCATTCAACAACTCCTGAGTGGCTGCGATCAGCACGGGATCGTCAGTACGCTCCCGAACGCGTTTCATGACCATCTCAACAATATTGTCGGGAGTGATGGCAGCAGGAGTAAACGGAGTGATGATTGCGGAAACGGCTTCCCGGTTGATCTTCTCCCCGCCTACAGTTTTCTGAGTGAGCCAATGTAGCCTGTAACGATCCGTGACTTCCTTGAAGCCCACCAGTATCGGTGCACCCTTCTCGGCAATGACCCGCACATGACTGTCAATCGGCATGGTGTTGATCAAGTTGTCGATCTTGGTGAGAGAGTCCTCAAGGTTCAGACCAGTGCAGTCCACAGACTTGTACAGCTTCGACCCTTCGTTCACGATGAAGCGAATCTCGTGGTCTAGGTTGTCCCGGTCTACAGCTACCCGGTAATGACCTTTGTCTTCTTCTTCACCATGGGTCAGTCGATCGAAAGAACCCGCAGCCAGAATGTTACCGTACTGCGAACGCTTGTGGATGTGGCCACCGAATACAAAGTACTTGGTGATCTCCATGTAACGCTCAGGAATATGCGTTGGCACTGGAACGTGGGCTGGAAGCTGGTAGTTGAACGCACCGTGCAAGACAGTGAAGTCTACCTGTGTCAAACCCTTCTCATGCAATTCCTTACACACGTCTTTCCAAACGTCGTCGGTCTCGTGTTTCCATTCGTCTGGGACGTACAGAACATTGATACCGAAACGTTCGATGTGTTCAATCGACAACGACTCTACCCACTTGATGTCGCAGCCGATCCCGGCCACTTCATTCTCAGTGACAAAGTGCACCGATTGCTTCCAGTCGTGTGAAGGCGTGCCCTCCAGTATCCGCACCACAATGTCGCGGCGCTTACACATATTCAGGAACATGAACATCCAGCGACGAATCAGCGCGATGTTGGTGTCCGGGTATGTGGTCAGGCGGTCAAACAGATCGCCAGCAATAATGATCAGATCCAGCTCACCGGTCTCAGCGTTATCGGGAAACGCTTTGTACAGGTTCTTCAGGATGTGTTCAGTGGAGGTTTTGTTGTGCAATAGGTGAACGTCCCCCAGCTCACCTATACGCAGCTTACGCCAGGTCATATTCGTCCGAAAGGAAATTACCTGTGTCCAACGCCGGAGTAACTGGAGCAGCCTTAGCCGCTTCAATCTCTTCAGGAGTGTCTGTGAAGGCCGTCACGTTGTAGAACGCAAAGACCTTACGCCACTCTGCGATCTCCTTCGGATCGAGCACACCGTCCTTCATACGGCCATTCAGCACGTTCTTCAGGTAACGCTGACCGAGCTTAGGTAGGACTTCGTCTTTCTGTACTGCTTTGGAAATGTGCTCGAACATCGAGTCACGAGGACCGTGGGCTTTGTGCAGGTTCATTGGGCGACCAATCGCCGGACACTTGAACAGGAACTCGTTACCACGCCACACAGTCAGGGGACGCTGGACCGAGTCCGACCAGCGGAGCCACGGACCGTAGTCCTTAACAGGTTCCTTGCTGATAATCATCGGGAGAATCGTGGTACGGAAGACGTCTTCCTGTACTCGGGGTAAATCTTCTTCGAATGCTTTTGCCAATACTTCGAACGCGTTTTTAACTTCGTCTGTATTGGGTACCGGTGCGCTTAGTGGGTTCATTAGTTATTTCTCCTACAAAACTCCTAGGGCTGTTATACCCTAGGAGTTTTGTATAAAGAGTTACGTTTGATTGATGGCGGTACTTTATTCAGACTGCTCGACGACGGCTACGGACGTTTCGTCCACAGGCTCGTCAGTCAAGCGGTGTACTTCAACGAAGTACACTTTGTTCGGCACTTGACCGACTTGTGCAGCGAATTCACGGGTGAGCAGTTCAACCATGATCGGTTCAACCGGCGCCGAGTCAAACACGTCTTCGCCGTCACGGCGAGTGTGAATGTTGAGCTGGTTCGGGCAGATCGGATGGTCAGGACCGTCCAGGTATACGCGGTACATACTATTAACAGACAGCGCTTCCAGGAAGGTGAACATGATCTGCGGGGCCGGTGGCGCTTGGTGATCGTGGTCGTGGTTGAGATGACCGAGCGCGCTCAACTGCGTGCGGTGCATCTGGTTCACGTTCACGGACAGGTCACGAATGGCCGACATGATGGTGTTTTCCAGGAAGTCAAGGCGCTTCTCCAGGAATTCCACTCGCTCCTGAGTTGTAGGCTTGGCTGGCTGACGTGGGTCTGGAGTGTGCAGGTTATGCAGGTCTTGGTCTTTAGGTAGCATTCTCTTTCCTTATTTACCGTTGTTTGCATCGAAGATCGCTACAACCTTCGAATTGATGATTTGAAGTTGCTTACCCACGCTGTACGAGACACCGTCTTGGCCAACCGTTGCATCCACCATGAGATTTAACTCCCCCGGTTTGTTGGGGTCATCAACCGTAACTGTCACGTCCACTTGGACTCGGTCAAAGTATGGTCTTAGCAAGTTGGTCAGAGCCTTGTTGGTTTCTGACAGCAATAGGCTTTGGTTTTCCGTAGTGATCTTGATGATGTACGGAAGCGAAGCAATGTTGCCACGGTACAGGTGGCTCTGGGAGTAATCACTTACAAAGAAGTAACCTACCAGCTTGTCGAGTTTCTCTGAAATGTTCCCTACCCAACCGGAAGCACTCAGACTAGGTACTTGCACTGCCATGAGATGGCCCTCCTATGAGATCATAGAATGGCTCAACTCTTGCAGCCCAACAAAAAAAGAAGGGGAGCCGAAGCCCCCTTTCAATTTACAGTGAGGCGTTGTACTTACTGGTCGGGTCATCCCGACGCTTACGGATTTCTCGGATGATGTTCAGGCAGGAGTCTTTCAAGTCCATCTGTTCATCGAACCGGAGTTCGTGGTCGCCTTCCAACAACTCGTCGAAGAAGGTCCACGCTACCCAGCCACCATCTTCGGTCTCTTCGATGATACCGTTGTTGAGACGGTGGTAGTCGTAGTGACCGTGGCCAATCGCATTACCGTGGATGTTCTGATAGGTATCAGAGTAGCCATCAATCTGCTGGGCCAAGAACATTTTGCGGATTGTCGGGTCAGCCATGATGTACCGCTGCATGACTATTGGAGCATGTTGCATTTGCGCAATCGTTGTCAGATGCTTGATTACGTCAGCATCCCACATCGTCTGGACTGTACGCACCGCTGCACGCGCAGCACGTAAAGCGTTGTCCCCGAAGAAATGTGCCCACTTCTCCCGAGCTGTGTCCATGAACATCCTACCCGTGTCTGTCAGGTTCTGCGACAGGTTCATCGCTTGGTCTTTCAGATACTCAATGGTATTCTGGTCACGCGGTGCATACGCCAACTCGTTAAAAGCTAGGGTACCACCTTCAATGTACATCGCCATGGTTACGCTCCTTCCTCACATACCTTACGGACGGGATGTAAAGTTAAACAAGGGAGAAGCCCCGCTGTTCCAGCCATTCTGCCGAAGAGTTAGAAGCCACCAGTGCCATCGAGTCATCGTCACCGGTTACGAGGTACAGGTCGTACTGGATCTTGCCTTCAGTTTCGCGCTTGCGAGTGGTGAAGGAGATCTTGCGTTCCTCCAGTTCATCACGCATCTTGGCGAAGTCTTCAGGGGTTTGCTTTACCAGGGTAAGGTACATTGCGGGCGTACTACTCTGCCCGGTTTTCACCATCTCCACTATTTTATCAACATTACACATAATCGACTTTTCCTTAAAAGCGTGGGGGCACTAAGACCCCCACAGATTCGGGGTTACCTGCCGTGATGGATAAAGTTGGCGATCGTGGCGATCATTGTGGAGGAGAGACTCACGTGTCCCGAGATTGCTCTAGGGGTACGCAGGTCCAACACACCGTTCTTGGGCGCCAGCGGGTCCAGCTTTTCCAGGGTAGTATGATCCAGAATCACAATGCCGTTCAGGGCATCGCCGTCAAAGTCAGCGTTCATCCCGGAAAGGATGTTCACAGACGGGCTGATGGTGTTGATTGCTGGATTCGTTTTAACACGTTTCACGTAGAGCCGTTGCGCTGACAGACGAGTCAGGGTCGGGTTCCGCTGGAAGATCACTGGAATACCGCCACGAGGCGCTTCAGCAATCAGTTCCTTGAACAGCTCATCAAGGAGCGGGTGGTAGCACAGGGTGTTCTCGAACAGAAACTTGTTAGCTTCGTTCGGGGTGTAGCCGCGTTTCAGTAGTTTGTTGGTCAGGTGAATCTTGAACGTCATCACCGACAGAGACCATGGAAGTTCCAAGTCTTCGTAGTGGTGAGGATCAGACAGCGAGGAAATCACTGCACGGAAGGAGAAGCTATCCCGTGATCCAAAGATGTGCTTACGGTACCAACCAGGTTTACCGCCCAACTGTGTGGAGATAAACGGGGCATAATAAGCTACCAACATGTTCAACGCTTTGATCGTACGCAACTCGATCTCACGCTGACGCAGGGGTGTAGGTGAGTTCTCAATACTGCTGAACGCTCGCATGGCGTTTACCGCTGGAGTCATCCCGGTGTCGGCGTAAGTGCCGGTAGCGGTGTTCTCCGTGATAAACGTGATACGACTCGGACAAGGCAGATACTTACAGAAGATCTCCTTACGGTACATCTCAATGAACGTGAGAGTGTCGTCCATTTGTTGCTGGTTCTTGTTGTTCGGAAGGATCTCCCGCAAGAACAGGTTCATCAACTGGTCAAAGTGACGGTAGAAGGTATTGATCCCTCGACCGAGCTGCAACGACTTGATGTAGTCCAAGACGTTGTTGGCGTCTTGGTTGGGCGGTTGATAGCCTGGGTTTGTAATCCAGTCCAGCAGGTTCACCCCTTTGTACAGGAAGATCGGTTTCAGTACGTGGAAGGCCCACGGGTTGATCAGTGTGTCCACGCCACGGGGTGTGGTGATCCACAGGAGCGATTCTAGCGGTCGTTCCGTAACAGACATACAGGTGAACCCGCAGTCGTCGCAGACAACCCCTACGTTGTGCTCGTACTTAACCTTCTTGCACTCACATGACGGGATCACGTCCAAGGTATCACCCTCGTAACGTGACATGATCATGCGGTTGAGCTTCTCCCGGTCTTCTTCGGTAGTGACATCGAAGTCGTTGATAATCACTGGAGCTGACGTCAAGCTATTGAACAACTCGTCGTGATCAACAATAACTGCTTCTACACCCATGGGAGGTTCTCCTAAAAATACCGGACATAAAAAGAAAAGGGGCGCGAACGCCCCTTTCATTACCGCTTAGCCGAACTTAGTTACGACCCCAGTTGCCGGTGAACGGCGAGCTGAAGAGGCGGGAGTTCTGCTGGGTAGCGGTGCCGTAGTTGAAGAAGTCACCCACGTTCTGGTTGACGACCAGGTGATCCAGAGCGTAACCACCGCGCTGTACCAGGTTGGCGTTGTCATCCAGACCTTTGGCAGGACGGACGTTCAGGCCGGACTTCACGATGGCTGCCGACAGTGCGTCCAAGAACGCGTTGTCGAAGCTGACGCGACGAGCGAAGCCTTTGATCACGATGTCGCCAGAGATCAGTTGACGCAGGATCGCCTTGCGCTGATCCAGACGGACTTCCAGTGCGATGTTGGTGTTGCGGTGGGTATCTTCCCACGCTTCAACCAGCTTCGGATTGGTTTTGCCGGCCAGGTTCAGGATTGCAACGTAGTCCAGTTCACGCAGGTCACGACGATTGCCTTCGCGATCGTAGTAGTAGCCCAGGTGAATACGGTCTTGGTCGTCGTAGCAAACCGGCGCGTTGGCGTTGAACAGGGTCTGGAAGTGACCCATGGTCAGGTTGTTGGCTGCTTGCAGGATCGCCAGGCGAGCATCTTCGTTGCCGTTGGCGGCAGCGATGAAGGTCTGGTGAATCCAGGACAGCTCACCGGCTTCTTCGATGTCCAGGGTGTAGATCAGCTTCGGAGCGATCAGCATGTTGATCAGTTGGCGCATTTCGTTGTCGCCGAATTCAGCGGAACGAGTGTCCAGACGATCAGGTTTTGCTTGCGGATCACCAGTCAGGTTGATCTCGTAGCCCAGGGCGCCGAGGTCCTTCAGGTCAACGTCGTTGCCTTTGCCCTTGTGAGTACGGAAAGTACCCGACCAGTGCATGTTGCGGTTCAGGCCGAGTGCAGTCGACAGAGCCAGCAGTTGCAGTTCCATGGTGACGGCGTCAGTCATGGTGTCGATGGTGGTCATGACCAGACGAGGCTGGTACATTTGAGTAGCCATCGGCTGCTGCTGTTGGAACATGTTGCCCATTTGCTGAGCAGGCTGGAAGCCGGCTGCGGCAGGTTGGTACATCAGGTCAACGTACGCGGTCACGCGGGTCAGTTGACGGGACTGTTGCAGGCCGAATTGCGCATCGGTCTGGGTCTGTGCGCTCATGCCGACGATGATGTCGCCACGAACTGGCAGGCCGACGATGTTCTCTTCATGCTGACGGGTGAAGTCAACACGAGCGATCATCTGGTCGTTGGCGCCAACTTCGCCGAGGGTGAACGGTTCTTCAACCGAACCCAGCTTGTTGTCCATGATGGTGTACACCGCCTGGGTGGCGTTGTGCAACAGACGGTTGAAGCGCTGCTCGGTGAAGTCTTCGGTTTCGCTGTTGACGATCACGCAGCCGCCGTCGTGAACCAGGGCGTTGATGCCGTAGCTGTCGATGACGAACTTTTCCAGCACCGACCAGTAGGACTTGTGCAGGTAGATGTCGCCGGCAACGACGTCGACTTCAACTTGCTGACCGTTCAGGTTGACGGTGGAGCTTTCCAGCGGAGAACCCGAGGATTCAACCATCAGGCTGTAAACCGCGATGTGGTTCTGACCGCCGACGGCTTCCTTGTAGCAGACCAGGATCGAGCTGTAGGTGACCGGGGTAGCGTTGTTGTCCAGAACCAGGAGACGGAAGTCAGCTTTCTGCTGTTCGTTCATGGTTTTGGCGATGCGGTCTTTCAGGCCTTGAAAGATTACGCTTACGTCTTCGCCGGCCATGTTACGGCCAACGGGACGACGGTGGTTGGCGTTGATGTCGAGGACCGAACGGCCACGGCTACCAACACGAGAGGACGGCTGATTCACGTTTGCACCTGCTTGAGCGAAAGACTGTTGTTGGGATTGGGTTTGTTGCTGTTGAGCTTGCGCCTGTGGCTGCTCAGCCTGTGGAGCCGACTGAGAGGCCTGGGGATTCAAACCTGCCGTACGCATGGCTTCGGCCATTGCATTGTTCGGAGGAGTTTGGTTGTCGCGGTTTTTCTGGACGGCCATCTCTGGTTCCTTTCTTTTCGATTTCGAGGGTTACTAGCACAACATTAGCCAATGCACTATTCTAATACATTTACTGCTAAGTGTTCATGTTGGTAATATGTGGCTCAAATTGGTTTGAATCAACTATTACCGATTCTTCGGATCATGCGCCCATATTCACTAAGTGCTCATCGCACCCAGAAGGATCATTTTCCTTATAAGATATAGTAGCGTATGTATTCTTTTACTTAATCAGGGTATTGCTCAGCACACAGTGGACGTAGTGCCCTGCCGCTTTAGCTGCTTTGCGAGCATCTTGCTCAGCCAACGATTCCAGCAATTGCTTGGAGTCGTGAGGGAACTCGGTGATAGTGTGGCCCCGATCCTTGGAGATACCCAAGACAACGTGACGTTCGTAGACTCTACGCTTAGCCTTCTTAGGCTTGTCTGGGACTTCCACCACAGGAGCGCTTCCAGTAGCACGAGCAATGTCGAGGCGCAGTTGGGATTCCCAGTCTTTCAATTCTTTGGTCATAGCGATTCAACTCCACAGTTGAGATAGATTAGTGATAGCTTTAGGTGTGGTCTATCACGAGGATAATATGTATTTCAAATTCCTTTGAATCCAGTTTAAGGGCGCCTACCATGTACACCCTCTTTAATGAAACAATCTGGGGTTCGAGCGGTGTTACTATTACTTACCCCAAATACGAGCAAGCCCTCAAAGGTCTACGTTTGAATTTGGAGCGAGTGGTTGACTACAACCGTCAATACCCCAGAGCTACCAACAGTAATCACTTCCTCGTGAAATTGCTGCAATCCCTTAACGTACCATTAAGCATGGACGTCAACATTTACAGGGACCGAGTCGCCGAGGTGGCTGAAGGTGTGGGGATGGCCTTGAACCTGACCTCTTCCTTATATAGAGGCCGAGTGTTCAGTCCCGGTGTGTTCTACGGGAAAGGGTCTTACGAGATCATCATTGCCCACTCTGAAGATTGGGACATTAGCAACATTGAGGACGAGTGGGAGAACTATCGCCCAGTTACCTTCCTGACTCATCCCAAGACTGACTTGGACATTGATCTACCAGAAGGACTACAGAACAGTTCAGAGACTGGGTTGTCGGTGATTCTGGTGAACGTACCGATGTTGGCCTGTCAGTACAAGATGTGGCGGATGCGGGAGTGGTCACAGAACTCTGAGGCCCAGCGCACCAAGATGCAGTTCGTGGCGTCTTACCCGTTGACCAACATGTTGCACTCCCAGTTGGACTTGGCGATCCTGAATCGCTTCCAGCACATCTACCGGGGTGAGCCTTGTGCACGTTCCCTACTGCGTCGTCCGTTTGCTTTGACTGACTGGTATCCGAATGTGGACTTTGCTCTGGATCAGATGTCGGTGGACTTCCGTAAAAGGAAGATGTCGTTCGACCAAGCGCTGATGTGGATCAAGGGTGTGTCTAACTGGACGCTGCGTGATGCTGTACGTATTCCGTCAATGGCACCTACCCGACAAGTGGTGTGGGCTTTGGGGATGGCTCGAGCTTCTCTGGTCAAGTTCTTATTGGACTGGACTGTGGAAACCGGGAACGACCGTAATAAACAGTACGCGAACATCATCCAGTTGGAAACTAGTCGACTGATGAATGACAGTGCACTGCGTGGTGCGTTACCCCCAGTGGCCACTAAGCTCTGGGAAGACATCTTCAAAGCAATCGTCATAAAAGCTAAATCGGTACGGTAAGCTAAACAGCCAGGGCTCGACGCCCTGGCTGTTTAGCCTTTATGCCGCTGGTGAGGCTTCGAGGAAGTCCGATACAAGCTTGGTGTTATTGTCGTTAGACAGGAAAACGCCGAGTGATTCCAAAATCAAATAGAACGGACGTACAGTCGAGTACACGAGTTTACGGATGTTCATTGCAGACAGTACTTCAGTTGGCAGGCCGGTCAGCTCTACCACGTCTTTCGGCAGGAGCAAGGTAGTCGCGTTAGGTTTCCCCTCGTACTGCCTCATCAGGCCTTCACGGATGTGTTGGTCTTGAATACCTTCAATCCAACCGGCTAGGGCTGTCTTGTTCGGTACATCCAGCGAAACCTTGATCGCAGCGTACGGTGGCTTTGGGGCCTCGCCGTATTTCTCACGGAACACACGTTCCCACAACAGGTAGTGTTGGTACGGAGACTGCCCAGGGTTGACGTAAGCACCAGCATCTTTGACAGAAGCCCGAGCAAGGTACTTGGACTCAGCTCTCATCACCGAACTGATAATACCGTGTTCGATGTCAGCGACTTTCTGCATGATGTCAGTGATCTTGATTTTCTCCCCAGCCATCACGTTGTCCATGATCCCACACATGGTGGCTGTCACTTCCTTCATGATGTTCGGCGGACAGTTCGAGTCTTTGAGGTAAACCCCTTTGATCTCTTCTTCCAGCTCGGAGAACACGTTACCTTCTTTGGCTGCCTTGTAGGCGTAGTAATGCTTAGCCATCGAAGTCAAACTGAAGACAGAGAATGCAAACTCGTTCTTCATAGCCAGAACGTTGAGCTTCTCTGGAACCACACCCATCGTGGTCGACAGTTGTGCCAGTACGTGGATGATCGACTGAGTAGCCAGATACACCATCGTGTAGTCCACAGCAAACGCTTCAGGACTGAAGTCAACCTTACCGCAATACCACTGCACCCAGTTCTGCACGGTGAAGATCGTGGAGTCGGTGTCAGAGGTAATAGCCACCTGACGCACAGAGTCACGAATCCATGCTACCGAAGCAGGCATGTTGTCCGTTACCCAGAACGCATTGATCAGGTAGACGTAATCGTTCAGCACTTGGTGAATGTTCTTCACTGTCGCACCGATGATGCAGTAGTCAGCAGGGCGCTGTTCCAACAACTTACCCAGACCCAGACCACCTAGCTCGTCAGAACACAGCAGGCTCACGAACGCTTTGAGGTCGTTGTCCATACCCTTGATGTAGGTCTTGGCTTCTTCCAGCTCAATACCGACTGTAGCCTTGCTGGACAGACGTGCCATGAACAGACGCATCGGAGCGTTGTTGAACTTGGACAGGTGCCACATATCGCCAACGTAGGCAAATGCGGAACGTTCCAGATCATTCAACCCTTCGACCAAGCAACGGATCTCAGCCACTTGACGCTTGTTCACCCAGTAGTGCTGAGTGGAGTACAGGATCAACTCCATGACTTCATCAACAGTAGGTGCCCGGAATCCGTAGAGTTCCATGGCCTTAGCGATCAGGTCGTAATCAACGTGACCGATGATGCTGACGATGTTTGCCTTCACAACGTCTGGCGACCAGTAGTGACGGTTGCCTGCCAAGAACTTCTCGTTGTTGGCGTTACCCAGCGAAGTCGCAACCCGGCAGGTAGAAGTCAGGCTCGAGTGTGCCGACTTGTTGTGCAGGATCGTAGAAGCCGACGCTTGACCACCGGACAGACTGTTGTTCGCAATCTTGTACGTGGTCTGTTCGTTTTCTTTCAGGTCTTCCAGTTCTTGCATAGTCGCCGCTTGACGACTCATGACACGAGCTTGAACGGTGTCACCTGCTTTCAGGAACTCTTCAGCTTTGAGTTTGAACTCCTGGCCAGCCATCTTGGCTTCCAGACCTTCGTGCTTCACCTTACCACGACCGACGATGTTACCGGTGATGTATTCGGAGAGCAGGGAAGGCAAGACATCCGGGTGTTCGTAGACAGTCATGCTCGGTGCAAAGAGCCAACGGTTCTGGATGATGTCTTTCAGGTACTGCGTGAAAGTGGTTTCATGTTGACCACGATCACCTTTATCGTCGCGATGTAAGCAAAGTAGCGCAGGGTCGACTATCTCAAACTTGCCACCGGGGCCTGTCTGACGCTGTACGTAAGCCACACAGTCTTCAATCGGTTTACCTGTACGTTTGCTTAGGAAAATCGCCATGTCCCGTCGGTAGTTCCCCACGACGTCCAGATCGCGCTTGTACGCGGTAGCTGGCTTAACAAAATGGTTCTCCATTACAACTCCTAAGCTGAGGTCTCTTCATTCTATTGGTCGGGTACGGATTTTAATACGCACGGCATAATGAGGGAGGTTTCCCTCCCCCACTATTAATCAGCAATAGCTTCGACCGGTTCGGACTTCAGGGATTCCACCTTGATAGTCCATTCCTCAAAGAGGCTACTGATCTTGGCCTTCTCTTCGTCCGTACGCTGAGCAGGCTGGTTAACAATCACCTCCTTCAGCGGGAACGGGAACTTAGGCAGCTCGGTCTCTTTGGACTTCACTTCCAAGTCGATCTTGATCCACGGGTGACGCTCACCAGCTTGTGTGGTGTAAACGTCGACTTCCCATTTCAGGTCAGTCCCTTCGATCTCGAAGATGTAGCGAGTCTTGTTCAGACCCTTGTCGGCGAAGAAACGGAATTGCTCGAAGAAATCCTTGGAGCAGATCTGTTCTACTTCTTTCTTGCCCAATTCCCCAGGGGTCTTGGTCTTGACGCACATCTCGTACGTCTTGTCGTCAGTAGCTCGTACGCGACATTGAGCAAAGGCACCTTCACTGCGTTCGCGGTAAGATTCCCACTGCTCCTGCTTCTCCTGACGGGTCGCTTGTTCCAACCACTCCCAGGACTCTACCCGAGCGAAGAAGGCGTATTCGATCTCTTGCTGTACCGTTCCATCAGCACCGTCTTCCAGTGAGATGTTCAGGCGTCGTAAAGACGTCATAAAAAACTCCAATTGGGACAAAGAAAAAAGATAGGGGCCGAAGCCCCGTATCTAATCCCACCAACCAGGAACCAACAGCCCATGCTAGTCCTAATGGCGACACGGCCCAACGTGTCATAGATTAATGGGTTGTGTATTTAATTACCGGCGGTGAGTTCTACTTGGTTGTAACCGTTCGCACCCAACAGGGCCAGGATCTGATCCCAGTCCGAAGGTTTGACCCCGGAGATCTTGGCGTTGATCACCGTGTAGTCAGACAACACGATGCTCGATTCCTTGATCCACGGCAAACCTAGGATCTGGCGTTGGCCAGAAGGGAACTCGATCCGCACGTACAGGTAAGCGTCAGGATCATTCGGCGTACCGCTAGGTAGTGAACCGAACACGTTGGCGTGGATCTCATCCACCCCAGTACCCAAGTCACGGGCAGTGGTGGAATCAATAACACCGAGAACCTTGACGTTCTTGAACTGGGAGTTCAGTACGGCAGTTGGCCAGACCGAGAAACTCACAACAGACTTTTGAACCAGTTTGTCTTGTGTAGCCATGGGTGTTGAAACTCCTGAAACTCAACCATAACTAGCCCGCTATGGTTAATCAGTTTAATAGAAGAAAGAGTACCCCTAACAAGCCGCCGGTAGAGTAGTTCCTCACGTATTCTCTCGACTGTCTCCCAGAACAAGTCTAGGAGGTCGTGGTCTAACGTTTCGGTATCGAGATCGTAAGGATCTTCTAAACCTAGGACCGTACTCACCAACAGATCAAAATCCTGTGTCCGGTCTTCCGTTTCACCCAAAGGATCGACGTTGACAGGGCAGATCATCTTGAAGATTGCTAGGGCCTCTAATAAGTTGGTGGACACGAAAGCAGCACGACCCACGATAAACCTCGCTTAGCCAATGAACTCCAGTATAACCGTGGAACTCACCAGCGACTGGAAACGGTACATCAGTTGACCGTCAGGCCTGTAGAGCATCATCTGTGACATACACTTCAGAAGATCCACCCCGTAGCGTTTCAAGGCGTTACACATAATTTCACCATCCTCAGTGAACTTACCGTCTTTCGCCATGTGTTTCAGTACGGACAGGCAGTAACGATCTAACTCGCTCATGTTATTACCGTCAGACAAGTGAGTAATTACATTTCGCGTCTCTTGCACAAGGTCATACTGCACCACTTCCATCATTGCCAGTGAGGCACGGAACTGCTTTATAGCGGCTGCGCTGTTCAATGCGACATTCATAATTCACTCGTCATAAAGAGGAGCGCACAGCACTCCTCAGATATAAGACTCAACCAAGACGTTCCCACCGATCCATTGACGGGTCAAGCGGTAGCCGAAGCTTGGGGTTTTGAAGTACTGACTGGTCATGTCTGAGATCAGCATGTGGATCTCGAGCGCAAGGTTCGTCAGGTTGTGCAAGGCGATGGCTTCATCGTCACTCAGTTCGCTGGGGTCTGATTGCCCCTTGACATTACACAGGAAGTGATCCTCTATAATGCCCATCACAGTCCACGTCTTATCGTACCGGATGTGGAGGTCAGTGATGCTGAAGGAGAGTTCGGCTAACCCTTTAAGGCTCACCTGATGCTCCAACAGATAGGGTTCCAGATGCCAGTAGTCCCGGAGGATTCGACTCACCGGGATCAGGATGGGATTAGAACGCACCACTTTTAAATCGCTCATGATAGTCACTCACTCGAGTGCTTAGCAGCGGATTAGATCTACGTAATGCCCGTGGTTAGGATTCACCCGGAGATCGAAGTCGTAGTTCCCGTGTTTGAGGATCGGCTTCAGGTAACGGGCTACCGCTATCTGGGCACGGATGTAGTTCTCCTCGTATGCCATCAGTTGTGCTTTGTGAACCATGAAGTACGCGTACTCCATCTCCGTCAGGTGCTGCACCAAGAAGTCGTCCATGGAGCAGATCACGCTGGCCTCGTAATCCAAGGGGTCTCGTGTGAGTTCCCCGTAGAGCACGTTGTTGAAGAACTCGTCTCGATCCACCCCGAGCTGGTCCAGGATGTCCTTATCCACAGGGGGCAATAAGGTATCCCGGATGTACAAACGCATGGACATGTCAGACTCCTAGATATTCTCGCAAGCCTGATGCTACCCAGTCACCGTTCTCCAAACTGCTCTCGACGTCCTTCCTCAGGAGGTCGATGTGGTTCTGGGGGTTGTGTGGGCGACACCGTGCCAATTGCAACAGCTTGATGTCACCTCGAGGCGTCAGGTCAAAGTGCCAACTCCAATCGTCAGCATTCTCTTTGATCATTCGCCAGATGTAACGTTTGATGAAATCAATAGCTTCTTCAACCATGTCCTCAACTTCTGCCTGAGGAATCTTGTCGGAGTAGCTACGGATCTGATTCACCACAATCTCGCGGGCTGCAATCACGTTGCCGTAAAAGCAGTTCTCCACAGTACCAGAGAGAATCCCTATCAGGTTCAGGTAGTTAGCGCCGATGCCCAAGTATGGACGTAGGCGGCCTTCTAGCTGCTTAATGATGGGAGTCCCAGGTATGACGTATGTCGCCGCGAGCGTAATGCCAATCCCAAATTCGGTAGTCACCTTTGAACTCCAACATCAAGTTATTGCCTAGGGGCTTGATCGCACAGACTTTCCACGTAGGTTCAGTCAGCAACTTCTGCATGATCTGGTTCACACCGCCTGCGATTGGATCGAGGACTTGGTTATCCAGTTCAGAGAAGAAACCATCACCATCATTCTGGTACTGTCTCCCCACGGTCTGTTCGTAGCCGGGCATCAGTCGTGCCAGTGCTCCAGCGATAAACCCTACTTCAAAGAATTCACGAGGGTAGTTGCCAAATACACGCGACAGCTTCCGATCGTGCTTTTCCAGCTCGTACCAGTTGAACCATTGTTGCAGTTCCCGGCAGACAATTGCTTGTGCCAACAGCCGACACTTATTGACGGTGATGTTAGCCACCATCTCAGGATGGCCGATGTTTACCAAGAAGTTATCAAAATGATACTTCAAGCTTAGCGCTGTAGCATCAACAGGGAATAGGAAATTCATGAGGCAGCCTTTAAAGGTACAGATACAAACCCGTGGGTCTGATCATCAACGTCAATTCACCTTCTGGGATCAAGTGGTGGTTACACGCCTTGATCTTCCGGTAAAGCTGGGTGCGTAACAAGTTTTGCTTGTCAATCAGGTGGATTAGTTTGTACACGTCAGTGTGAGCTTGATCCTCTCGGAACACTAACAACAACGTGCTTTCGATGCAGTCTTTCAACCACGTCGTCTCAATCATGATCATCAGGTACTGAATGTCGTACAGCCCTAATAGATGTTGAAACTGCGGGGTACTCAGTGCATCCCGTATCTCACAGTGGAGCATCACCTGTAAGTTACGGTAGTCAGTCACCAATTGAATATCCATCGGTGTCTCCTTAACTGTACAGGTACAAACCTGTGGGACGTATATAAAGGATGAGGTTCTCGTTGAACTTTCTAGGGATCAAGAGTTTCGCTATGCGGTTACGCAGAACGTGGTCTCGATCTAGGAAGCACAACACCCCATGAAGTACAGTGACAAAGTGTGACGGGTATTGTTGCTGAACTATCCTACCAGTCAACTCTTCCACAGTCTCCCTTAGCCAAAGGTATTCAATCAACCCAACCAATTCCTCGTAGTCTCCGAAGGCTTGTGTCAGGTACTGAAACTTGAGCATCCCCAAGGCTACATCTATATCGTCTCGCAGGTGTACTTGAATCTGGCGAAACCCTATAACGAATTGGAGCCGCATGGTTCTAACCTTTCTGAAGGTTTGTTCAATTGGATAATATAGGTCTCAAACTTCTTCGGATGGCCTGTATGCTCTTTACTCTATATCATCAGGGGTTTGTGTGAACTTATACACGCAGTCGCTCCTGTGAGCTTACAGACGGCATAAAGCCCAACCACCCTCAGTTGGACTGGGCTTTATGTTTTACGCTGGCTTCGGTCGGCTATCCGTGAGTGGAGTCAGGTCCCCTCTCGGCCAACCTAGTGGGGTCGGAGTAGCCAGGCATGTTTTCCCACCGAGTACCCCTGACGGCACAAGGATTGCGGCTAGAACTTACGCACCCCTCCAATTGCCCGGCTCGGCTGGTAAAGGTAGGATTCCAATGCGTAAGCGAAGTGCCGAAACACTTCCCCAAGACTATTCAGATCGAACCCGGCCTAGGCACATCCGAATACTCTTGAGGCTGCGTTCAAGCGTAGGCCCCAACCACTATAGGTGCAGAGGGGGCGGGCTATCGTACAACTTGAACCCTTCGCGGGGGTCCCGTACCCTTTGCCTTACCGGTCGAGTGCGAGTCAACTTTATAGGGCTTCCTGTAGTACGTCTGCTTATCCAGGGTGAGGTTGCAAACGCCCAACCCTTGCCGGGCTGAGATACGTGACCCCTCGGGTTCAACCGAGCAGCGACGATTTAAGACCCCCGAACCCACCGGCTCTCTGGACAGAGTAGTCACTAGGTTTTGACCGTGGTCGGGGGAATCAAGCTACCCTCTCTCTTTGAGTCGTCTACACTTACGCAATTCCTCGAAAGGCAGCGATTTGGGGTTTGGTCCTAAAAGTAGTAACCATTCCTACGACGTCAGGGGATTAGCCTGTGAGGGTACAACTAGGGGTGAGCGGGAAAGCCGAAACCTTCCAGACAGTTAGATGCCCGACGGGGAGGGGCCTGTCCAAGAGTTGGGTAGATAAAGTCCAACTCAAGACTTACGATACGCTCACTTCTGGTTTAACGACCGCACCAAGAGCGCTTGGTGCCACCGTCGTACGCAACTGCAAGACCATTCTTGATCAGCACTTGCGCGATGTCTATATCGTCTACCATGACTTTGGACACGATTCTGAAATACTTGTCACGCTCAGGGGCCACCAGTCTAATAGTGGACGAGGCGTCGACGTACTTCTTCAGGAGTACCCGAGCTTGACGTGCCTTTGCTTTCTCAGCTTCTTGGTCAGCGACTGCTTTACAAGTGCTGTGCATCTCAGGCGCATCAATGCCCGCAAGGCGAATCCCTACGTTCTTTCCGAAGAGGTCAGGAACCTCAGGGATGTTTACGTAGATCGTGTCGCCATCGTAAACTCTCACTACCTGTTTCGGAGACAACGTCAGATCGCTATAAGCGTAGACGCTGAATGAAGCCAGAGTAAGAATCAGCATTGCAAAGATATTGCGGAAGTTCATAGTTACGCTCCAAGGGATATACAACATACTATCACTTGGGTATTCGTGTAGGCACCTGCTTCAGTCCCGCCTTCACCACGCTCTCGGGTGTGCGTCAAACTTAGTCAGGAGGCTCTCTTGTTGGAATCGAACCAACGACGGCGTTCGCGAGTCGCTACTCTACCATTGAGCTAAAGAGAACACTATTTGAAAGGGTGCCTTCTCTCAGTGTCGGGATGGGTTCTTTGTTTCCAGCGCAGATCCAAAACTACATTGAGAGAGAAGACATAACTCATTTACCCCATTAGTTCCCCTAGTTCTGATTACCCTGCGCGTCAGGTCGTTCGTAACTAGGGTAGGCGCGTACTGTCGCCTCGTTTTACTTCTGTTCCCTAAGGAACCTTCTAATGAGCATCCCCGTGCCAAGATTCGAACTTGGGACCTCCACCGGACCCTCGAGTTAAACCCCCTTCATTACCTAAGTAACTAATGGTGGAACTCAAAGGCCCGACAGTGTTCTAACCGACTGAACTAAACGGGGTTTACAAATTGGCGGAAGCGCAGAGATTCGAACTCTGGGGGCTGTTACACCCGACGGTTTTCAAGACCGTTGCCTTAAACCACTCGGCCACGCTTCCTAAAACAAGCCCCAGTCCTATTCACCGGGGTAGTCACCATACAGCCAAGGCGTTAGCTGTAGTCCATTGGGAACTGAGCAGGAGTCGAATAGACCTCGAATCAGCAAGCTCACCCCATCCACCTAGGACGGAGCAACACGCCACTCTAAGCGCATCGAGGGACATCTCGAACGCAGTGGGTGTGGTTGGGTCGACACCAGCAGGGCAGGCAGCAGGTGTTCGGGGGTCAGGCTTTCGCCCGATGCAACAGTTTCAGCAATCCCTTAGGGAGTTGCTTAGTCTTCGCCTTACGACGAGGGCTAGAGAATGGGAAACCAGGCATGGCTCTCTCCTTTACGGCGTGTATTGCCACAGCGCAGCGAGCATTGGTGTATTGCTGCCACCGTGGACGTAGACCTTCCCGTTGTATGATACGGCAACTGCTTGGAACTGACGCGGGGTATGGGCTTTTAGCTTAATCCACACATTGCTGTCTGGATCGTACTTATAGATGTCAGTGTTAGTCTGCGAGTTACCGCCACCGACATACATTTTACCGTCCACGACGCCGGCCCAGTGATCGGAGCGGGCGTTGCCGGTACCCGTGTTAGGCGCCAATACGCCCCAGGTGTCGGCTACAGTATCGTAGACCCACAGCATGTTGTTGTCAGCACTGGCAAACCCACCATGTAGGTAAATCAGTGTACCGATGGCAACTACTGTAGCGTCATAGCGAATCTGGGACATCGACGCCTTAGCTGTCCAAGTTCCGGCCACAGGATCGTAACATTGAACTGGTTGTGCAAGAGGCTCCGTAGTCGATCGACCACCCACCAAGTAAAGCAGACCGCCCACTTCAACCAATGATCCACGTTCGCGTGGGTTGGGTCCGTTAGGCAATTGCGTCCACTGATTAGTAGCGGGATCGTACTTCCAGAGATCTTGTGTTCTTTGGCCAGTTGCGGGTAATCCACCATAAAGGTAAATCAACCCATTGACCGAAGCCATCTGTGATGCATTTCGCGGTGGCGGACCTACCGCCAATTGCTCTACCAGTCGGGTGTCAAAGTTATACCGTATAAAGCTATCGGTCTTTACGTTCCCGTCCAAAACACCGCCATGGATATATAGCCAACCATCCAGCACTGTACCCGAGTGATCCCGGCGTCCTAAGTCTACATCCCCTAGGCTCACCCAAGAGTCGGTGACGACTGTGCGACCGCTCACATTTAACATAGCTTCCAGCATGAGCGTACTCTCCATATAGACATATCCATACCATGTCTACCTAGAGAGTGCTTACAAAGGACAGTCAACGATGACTACCCTCTTTAGAATGTGGCAGTAGATGAGAGATTCGAACTCTCGAGGCTGTTACACCTACACCCTTAGCAGGGGCGCTCCTTAATCCATCTCAGACAATCTACTGTAAAGTTTGATCAATACCCGGTGTGTGGTATGTTTTTTGGTTTGTGTCTTGGCCGCCCAGCCAGGATTTCGGGTTGTACCTGGAATGCTACCTCGGAGGGTAGAGTTATACCTTTCGGCGTTTTTAACTATTGGGCTTTGTACCACACCACTGATCGTGCTTGAGTTGTTCCCTTTGGTCTGTGCTCTCTGAGGTCGGATTTGAACCGACAATGGCGAACGCTCAAGCCATTACGCTGCACGTTTTGCCGCACCCACAGACAGGCGGCCCTACTAATGGGACCAGGGCCATTTTGCCAGAAGGCTCAACCCAGGGTATACCAATTCCCCCACTCGAGGGAACAACTCATTGCTTGGCTCCGAGACCTGGGTTCGAACCAGGGACCCAACGGTTAACAGCCGTTTGCTCTACCACTGAGCTATCTCGGAATGAAACTTTAGGACGCCTTCAGAACTTCAGCGACCTTGATCTCGCGATCGTCGTAGACAACGCGCCGAGCTTGCTCACCGTCTTGTAGGGTGAACGTCTCGTACACTTCGCCTGTGACGCGATTCACGACCATCACATGGACTTCTTTATCGGAGGCGCAATGGGCTTCCGTAATAACGGTGGTAGTCATGATGACTCCTTAACGACGGTTGCGGTTCATAACCTTGGCTTCGAGTTCAACGAACAACTCCATCGGGTAATCTTCCGGAAGGTTCACCGACACCGAAGTGTTGAAGGTTTCCGGGTTGATACCGATGCTGAACGGAGCTGCGGCTTGGCTACCGAGCGTACCGTTGATGATCCACTCGCCTTTGTGGCGAATAGGTCGTGAGTGGTTGATCGCAACTTCCACACCGTCACGGGTGACGATACGGATCAGCTTGATGGACTCGAGGGAGTCAGTGAGGTCCAGATCAACCCCAGTGCCACGGATCAAGACGAACAAGCTCTTGCGGTCACCATCCTTCAGCGGGATGCGAACCACGTCAGAACCGGGAGCTTCCACAACCTCTTCCAGGATCTGCCAGTCGTCAGCCAATTGATCCGACTGAGCCGGAATCCACGGGGTGAACATGTTCTGCGCAGTGCGCATGCCGATCCACGGAGCGAGTGTCGGACACTCGTTCTGACCGGGCTTGTAACCGATGGTCGCGCAACCCACGTCGTAATGACCAGGGGCAACGTAGACCAGCCACATGTTCTTACCGTTCCACGAAGGACGGGTAACACGCTTGCCTTGCTTCAGGGCTTCGATAGCCAGGCCGAAGTTCAAAGCATCGCTAGGACGATAGCTGTCCTCGAACACGGCTTTCGGCGACCAAGACTGGTGACCGTTGTCGTATTCAACCAGGTAGCCTTCGTCGGCACCATTTTCGTCAGCAGGGAGTTCCCAGCCTTTGAGTTGATTGTAATCCAACCGAGACATGGGTGTTCCGGTAACGCGCTTGGTACCGATGTAGTTCATGGTCAATCCTTAACAGATCATGATAGGCACTGGTATGCCCTGTTCTTTGCAAACACGCTCGAGGTTCTCCTGAGCTGCTCGCCATTGTTCTAGCCTTGCGAGGGTTTCCTCACGAGACTTCGGATTGATCTTGGAACGATCCAGATCACTTAAGCGAAATGTACGTACCATGATCGACTCCTTGAATTTGGTGGTCAGTACCGGGCTCTTAACCGGCTGCATCGACAAGCCACGACTGCCCCGACTCGTAAGCAGTGAAGGTTTCTAACGTAGAGCGCTTTAACCTGACTAAGCTATCAGCCCTGTTAGGCGGACCGTCCGAGACAAGGGATCTGAACCCAAGTTCTCTCTACGTTGATTTTCTGAAGTTGACAAGGGAGAAAGGCGGCTCGTTTTATCTCCCGACTTGTACCCATGCACCTTAATGAACCACTGGGCGGCTCCTTTGAGTGCGGTTCGGTCTGTACCCTACCGTCTGTCAATCAACTTCAAAAAGTGGCGCCTCCGAACGGACTCGAACCGTCGACCCCTAGCGTGACAGGCTAGTGCTCTAACCAACTGAGCTACGGAAGCGTAAAAGGTCCCACTGGGCTTGCATCGAGCTAACGGCGAACCGTTTGGTGCAAGAGCTGATCCAGCAGGATGTAGGGTGGAACCACCGGGAATCAAACCCGATTAGCCCGATCGACCTTTCAGCCTATCAGTCGCTTTAACATTAAGCTATAGTCCCGGAAATGGCTCCGGCTTGCTCCCCACCGCTATCGTGGTTCACTAAACTCATGTGTAGCCAGACGACCCGCCGGAGAGGTCTTTAACTAGATGTACCAGTAATCCTGAGGTTCCGAAGAAGGCAGGCACACGATGCAACTCCACTGGACTACGAGTAGGGTGATCCTTCCCCGCATTCGACGCGGGAATTAATGCTGAGGCGCGCCCGTCACCGACATTCGCTCAAAAGGCAAGTCTAATTAGGCGCACAGCAAAGGATCGTGAAATGGTGGGTGAGGTAGGATTCGAACCTACGAAGCACACGGCGTCAGATTTACAATCTGATAACTTTGAACCACTTGTATACTCACCCGTTAAAGCAGCCGGTGTCGTGCATCGAAGCACTGCTAGTTCCCGGACCGCACTAGCTTTCCATTAACGAAGGCTGACGCGTTGTCAGCTATGGCCCTCGTTAATGACCTCCCAGAGGTACACCTGCACAAACTGGCCCCGAGGGGTGGACTCAAACCACCGACCTATCCGTTCAACCGACTCCGTTTCACGGGAGAGTTTAGGTTGCACTGGCACTGCCGACCCCACGCATTAGCGTTCATGTCGTGATTACCAGTGGTCTCGGACTGTTCTATCAACTGAACTACCCAGGGGATAAACCTTTAGAACTCACCCCGTTCCGGACGAGGTTGAGTAACAGCGGCCCCTAAGAGGAACACGGCACCAAAGACAATGGCACCGACCTTAGGATCAAACGCTGCTGGAACAGCCGCAACAATGAGGGCCGGTACAGCAATGAACACAGCTCGCATCATGGCGACTCTCCTTGAAATTAACCGCTACCCCGTCCTACGGAATGCAATACAACAAGTGTGTCCCAAAAGGAAAAGAAAGAAAACCTCTGGGGATGCGGTATGCAAGCGCATCATGGTACACACTGTTGCCGGGTCACGTTCGACTAAACCGTAGTTACACTGGTACCCGTCATGCCAGTGTATCCCTGTAAAGGGAAATCCCCCCAAAGCCGCGAAGCTCTGGGTCGTGCTGGAATCACTACTATCAGTCGGTTACGCGTCAGTCTCTCAATAGATGCGTGGGCTATGTAAAATAATACGTAATATCCAGCCAAAAAAAAAGGGTTCTCGAAAGAACCCCTAAGTTTTGAGGTGTTACGGGATCGCAGGGAAGCCTACGATCTTGAGGATCAAGTTACGCTTACGACGGTACCAACCAGCAGACTTCGCAGGGAAGCCTCTCTCGGTGCTCTGCTTGCGGATCTGAGGATCGTCTTCGAACAACAGGGGTACTGGGAAGTAACGCCAGTGTTTCGGTTCCCCAGAGCGCACCAGAGCGTGCAGGGTGCGTTTGCTCCACTTGCTGGTAGTGATACCAGCGATCAGTTCTTGGCGGATCTCTTCGTGGTCTTGCTCGGTTGGGTAAACGGCGAAGATGTTCTTGTAGTGGGCAATCGTGGTCTTGTCTTCATTGGTGGTCTTCTCCATTATAAACAGGACGCCACCGATGTCGTGGAGGGAGACGTTGCCATTCTCGTATTTGTGTGTTACGAATTCTGCGGACATGATTCGGGCCTTCTAAGGTATGGGGGGATTAAAGGTATTTCCTATTCACTTGGGTAATATAGATCTGAAACTTATTTGCTTCAACCCAAATAGAATGAAGGTGTTATCTTTAATCACGGGGTGTCCACATGGGGCGTTTAGTAAATCTGCTCGAGGAAGCTGAGCTTACCTTGACGTACAGTGCAGAAGGAATCGCTTTGCTGGATGCCAGCAAAGAGGAAGTTCCTACCAAGGATATTTATATCCTGTTAACCGACACCAAGACCTTAGTGAGTAAGGTGAGTCGTATGGTGACTGGTGATCCGTACAACCATGTGTCGCTGATGTTGTCTGAGGACTTCGATGAGGGTATCTATACCTTCAGTCTCTCGAACGGCCTTAACGGCATCTTTGGGGGCTTCATGGTGGAGGATCGTAAGAACCTGAAAGGGTCTCACTACTCCATGTATCGTGTCGCGGTCACTAACAGCGTCTACGACAAGATTAAGCTTAAGGTGACTGACTACATTAACGCGGTAGACAAAACCTCCTACAACCACTTGGGGTTGTTTAATGCGATCTTCAAGAAAGGCATCTTCAAGTCTGAAGACGGCCAAACTTCGATCTGTTCTGAATTCGTGGTGGAAGTGTTAAAATTTGCTGGCGTAGAACTCTTCGCCAAAAGATTAGCGAGCACTGTAAGACCTTACGAGTTGGTCAAATCCAAGCTGCTGAAGTTCCACAAGCGTGGCGTCATAAAAGGCTGAATCCCCGGCTCTCTTCGGAGGGCCGGTTTATGACGGCATAAAAGCTTGGCTCGAGGGAATCTCAACCTACTCCAGAACTTTCCCACCATCTGAGGCGTGGGGACGTCTGTTTCGCGCGGAATCCCTGCGGCTTTGCTTTTATGCTTTCTTACTGTCAAGTAGAACTGGCTTGTCGTACCCGTGATCGTCTTCCTCCCAAGGCCTTGGGAAGTACTGGCTCAATAGAGCACTACCTTAGATCCACACTGTTTTTGTGCTTACACCCTCGAACTACTCCGGCCCCAAACTGAGGCTCTATCAACATGTGAATGCTCGTGAACCTCTAAGCTCTATAAGTTTATGGCCAAGAGGTATGCTTACCCGGCCCCTTGCCGAGTGCATTACCACCGAACCACTTATTGAGGGTCTTAGAAAGGCGCAAGGCTATTGATTGTGGTTTGCCGGAATCTCTCCCTATGTCGGGTATCAAACTGAACACGAGCATGTGCGTCAGTCTGAAAAGTGCGAACACTCTAACCCAACTAGAAATCCCCAACCAAAGCCAGTTCTTCAACTCTTCTGTCACGGTGTGCGCGTTAACCGTTGGCTTCAGGCTCTGATATTCAAGAGAAGTCCTCTATGCCAGAACACGTACCTCGAACGTGCGGCTGTCGGTGCTCCTCCCAGTTACTACGCAGTAACTCGGGCCTGTGGTACGCGTGCCATCGCCGCTCTGATTCAACGGGTGGCTCATAGTCTAAGACCATGGCTGCCGTGATCGAGGGCCTAACGACCGCATGATCCAAGTGAGTGAAAATATCGGGAAGACCAACGCCAACGTAAGTCCGTCGAGCGTTTCTGGATTCCTCCCGATATTCGTCTTCAGTAACCACATCAAAGTTGTGGCTAGCTAGAAGTCTCGCTAAGCCTAGTGCGCAACCGCCGATGATCAAGATCCGTCGTGCGGTACCCAATAGACATCCTTATCAGCCCATCCCGACACCAGAAGGACGGTTCTCGACCTGATGTTTCGCAGGATCGTAAACCACCTTCTCGTAGCAGTTGTGCCAAGGTTTTCCCAAACAGCAAGTGCAATGAAACGGTGACGCCGCTGGTTTGCTCAGGAGTTCAATGACTCCGCACTTGTCGCAAGCGTATTCCAGCAGCGTGCCGCTCATTACAACACCAGGCCGTCGTCAGTAGTGGCAGCGTTGCCCACCAGATCGACAGCAGCAGCACGGCCATCACGGCGCAGGATGAAGTTGTCCAGAGTGGTCTGAAGACGCTCGTAAGTTTCGTTCAGGTTCTCGGTGGACACCACGAGGTGGACTTCGCTGACGCCTTCGATAGCGGTCTTGAAGTAACCGGTGCACGGATATTCCGGGATCGGCTCTTCCAGATGCTTCTGATCACGGTCGCTGTACAGCGAAGCGATGGTGATCGGGTCCTTGATGGCCTTGACGGCTTCAGGGTTGTAGAAGATGTCCAACATGGCCAGTTGTGCCGGCACGCTGGTCGAGTGGTTGAAACGCAGCCAGTTGGCAACGTCTTTGGTATCCAGCTCATCGTTCTGACGCGAGGTCAGGTAGCACAGGCTGGAGATGGCCAGGTGGAGTTGACCGTCGACTACCGAACGAGTGCAGTCGCCGCCGTTGTGGCGGTAGTGCATGACGATCGGGGTATCGACTTGCTTGGAGATGGCTGCCAGCGACTTGATGGTGTTCAGGCTGTTCTGTGCCGTGATGGTCGATTCCGAAGAACCCGCCAGCAGGACAACAACCGAGTGACCACGGGACGCCAGCTCTTTTGCCAGCAACGGGCCGATGACCGAACCCGAACCGCCGGATGCCGAGAAGACCACGATGTTGAAGTCTTCAGGAACTTGTTGCAGAAGGATCTGCTTGACCGCTGCGGAGATCTGCGCGTGGTTCTCTTTACGCACTTTACCGGAGCCGTCGGTTTTGTCCAGGACGTAGATCGAGCTTTCGTCTTCGATGCCGGCCAAGTTGGAACGGCTGGTATCTACGAAGCTGACCAACGGTGTAGCGAAGCCAGGAGCTGGCGGACGACCGATGTAGGTTTTGACAATGTTCGTGCCAAGGCCACCACAGCCGTACAGACGCACTTTACCTTGTTCCATGTTTTTAACTTCCTAGCTCTAAAGATTAAGACGGGAGGTACTACGAGAGCGCATTACTCTCAATAGATACATCCCATATATCTTTTTTTACAGACGTACGCGTTATGGTGCGTTATTGAATGACCGCAGGGTCTTCTTTATCAACTGGAGACGCTATCGTGAATCCCATTCAGAAAGCAATCTCGGACGTGAAGTCAGCGATCCCTCGGGAGGTCCTTGAAAGAACGTTCATGAAACCTGATAACGTGGCTTACGGTCAACGACAGGGTTTCACACCACAAAGCCTCGACTTCCATATTCGTACGGTCGTCATTGAAGGTAACGTATTGCCTGACTGTAATCTGGTCGGCGGTACAGAAGTAACGATCCCGCTGGTAGAAGTTCTGCCACAGTGGATCTCTGACTACAACGTGTTGTACCGTGTGCCGAAACACTTGACTCAGAACCGCAGCATCTTGCGCCTGATTCACTTGACCTTCGGCGACGGTGGTGTAGTCGGCAGTATGAACCTCGCAATCCAAGGGCGCTCGGCGCTGATGGACGGGGCTCAAGGTGTACTGCAAGCTCACTTGCCGATTCCAATCGTCTCTACGGCGAACATGGAACTGGTGGGTGAGAACACGGTATTGGTTAAAGACAACATCACGATGCCGGGCAACCCGTATCTACGCTGTGTGATTGAGGGTGACACTGAACTCAACCACTTGCAACCTACCTCCTACCGCCACTTCAGTAAGCTGGTGATCTTAGCGACTAAGCGACACATCTTCAACAACATGGCGGTCATCACAGACCAAGCTGCGTTGTCGGGTGGTATGGCGTTGGGTCGTATTCGTGAAATCATTGACGGCTACTCCGATGCCTACGAACAGTACGAGGAATACTTCGATACTGTCTGGCGTAAGGTTGCGCTGTTCAACGATCCTGAAGCGAACAAGCGTCATCTGAAGTACATCACCGGGGGTCGCTGGTAATGACCTACCAAGAGGGTAAGTACAGTACGTTCACCCACAATGGGAAAGAGTACCCACTCGATCCCTTTCTGAAGCGTGCTGAGAAGCTCCGTGCTAAGCCTGTATCTATGGCGAAGCTGGAGTGGAACGTGAAGACAGCCCACCCAGATCCCAAGCGGGTGAAGACTGCTGACATCAATTACCCGATCCTGTACACGATTGACCCGAAGTGGGGTTACGTAGTATTGGATGGTCTCCACCGTTTGACCAAAGCTTACCAGATGGGCAAGCGGGAGATCCTAGGTAAAGAAATACCGCAGTCGTGGTTCGATGAAATAGGTACGATCTCAATGGAAGACGAAAGCAACCCATCCTACACCGTGGGTCAAGTCACTCGTGAGCAAGCGTTTGAATGGCTCGCACAGAACCGCCAGCAACGTCCAGAGCCCCTGCTTCAGGATTCCTACTCAGCGGGTGGGACTGGTGTGGATCGTGTGTACGCCTTTGCTTATCACGGGGACGAAATCGTTGGGTACGCTAGCCTGTTGAATGGTCAGCGTTATCTGATTGACATGTATGTCCCTGAGTCACTGCGGGGACAAGGTGTCGGTCGGCAACTGATTGACTCTCTGTTGGTGGATCTAGTGGTAGTCCGTAAAGATCAGGAAGACATCATTGCTTTCCTGAAGGCTACAGGCTTTTCACTGGAGAATGACTTTGTTAACACCAAGGTCTATCGAAAGTATCACGGGGCTAAGGTCCACGCTTACTGACGGCATAGAGAGAGGCTTCGCGCCTCTCTCTTTATGCGCTTACCAGAAGCGTTGGTTCTTCTGGGCTTTCGGATCACGCGAGTCGTCGGTGAAGTAGAAAGCACCCACACTGGTGAACACTTCGATCTTGTCGAGGTTGTTGGAGTTGAACATCCAGGTGATACGACGGGTAGGGTTGTCGTACACACGGGTCAGCTCGCGCCAATGCTTACGGAACAGCTCCATGATCTCACCCACGTACTTTAAACGCTCTGGGGTGGTCAGTGGGTAGGTAATCAGGTTACGCTCTGTGTTGCGCCCTATGAACCCTGTCAGGTTAGCAATGGCGTTAGCCAGCTTCCAGTCCAGTGTCCGGGTACGTTCTAGTTGTTCTTCGGTGGGTTGTGTTGGAGTCATTCTTGATCTTCTCAGATGGGTTAGAGTTCTACATATCCATACCCCAACAGTAGATAAGTATATATCTTACCTAATTGAATTTTCCGGGAATTTTTTATTTTTGCTCTTAAAGCTCACTGGTAGTAGTTGACATGTGGGTCTGGTCGTACTCGCGTACTAGCCCCACTGTACTCTACGGTATAGCGTAAACTCCCTGCGGGAGAAAAAGGCTAGGATAGACTATGGAGTAGGCTATGCTAACGCAGCCACTCACAAGACTATTTAGATAAAGCTTCGCTTTGTTTCTATGAAACCCCCTAAATCCCCCTTTACCTTTCAACCGAGAACAAACTTTTTACTACAAAAGATAGGTTAACGAAACTATTCTTTTACGTACAGCAGGGGCTAAACCCCTGCGTTTACGTGTAGAAGTAGTCAGTGGTGTCAACATCCAAGAATGTAACCCGTACTTGGAACAGTAAAGCCTTGAAGACCTGAGGAGTAACTTCAACCAGTACATCACTCTCCACGACAAAGTAACGATCGTAGAACAACCGCTTTAGCTGAGTACAGATCTCACTACGAGCCAGAAAGACATTCGGACGAACCTTAATGTCATCTTGCATCCGCACACGCTTCAAGTGATCGTAGATATACAGGTGGATATTCTTACGCCCTACAGCTTCATCAACCCCCACTTCCCGCAAAGCTACAAATCCATCCACAGTGCCTTCTAGGAAGCTCTCTACCGAACGTTCTGCCTGATTGAGTGCAACGCCCAAGCATTCAGCCAGCACGACCCCTGCGTCTCTACAATCGTCCATCCCCTACCCCCGAGCATAATGAGGCCACCGGGAGGGCAGCCTCAGAATGAATTACACAGCACACGCAATGTAGAGCGCAGCATCTTCCATGGTCGCTACAACCACAGCACCGGAGTCGGTAAGCTGAGTATGCAAGCGAGAATGGTCAGGACGACCCTCAGGCAACACCACCAGAGTGTCCTCAGGGCTAGCCATTGCCGCAGCAGCCAGTTCTTCGTAACCCGAGAAGCCAGTCTGCTCTTCTGGCAACACAAACACCTTGGTAGCAGCCGAGAGCTGACTCAGGACATCGGCAACAGCCGCTTCCTGTAGCTGTACGGTCTCCAAGGAAGGTTGAGCACCAGCGCTAACGTTCCAGACTTTAACTTCCTTGTGGCACTCCATGAGCACCGCTTCCCATTCGCCGGACTGGACGCCACCGTAAATGATAACGTTGCGTTCGTTCTTGATCCCGTCAACGTCTGCCAACTCGTCATTAGGAGTGGCAACGTGATCTGGACCTTCGCCTGCATCTTCGTCGAAGTAATCACTGAGAGACATCTTTAACTCCTTAAGTACAGTTGGTCTCATAACCTATATCGGAACAAAAAAAGAAAGGGAGTACAAACCCCCTTTTCTCTTTGGTACCACCTTACACCTTTTGGCGTAAGGCAGCTTTACCACGCACCACTTGCACGAACCCGTTATCGAGGGTCACGGACATGTGGGCTTCTTCACAACGGCGGACGTTCTCAGCATTGAGCGAGCCGTCTTGGTTGATCAGGCAACGGTGGATGCGTTCACCCAACAGCTTCAGCTCTTTGAGCGTAGGCTGTGCTTCTTTCGGGTAACCTTCAAGCAGGTATACGTGTTCGTAGAAAATACCGAAGTGGCGAATCATCACACCACATGGATCTTCCACAATCGTCTTTGGATCTGGCATGGTGGGTTTCCCTACGTGAGCCCAACGGTCCCGGAGTTCTTGCATAGCAAGCTTGGTGTTCTCTGGTCCCATCGCTTCAGCCAGCGCACGAGCCATCCCGTTCATGACACTCTCTTGAGTGAAGGTCACGTCAGGGTGGTCGGCCAGGTACTGTTCGAAGAACGATTTTGGTCGTTCATAGGTATCAGGGATCATCACACCACGAACTGGTTCATCACCAGTGAAGTTTGGAATCACGGACATACCGCAATCCATGATGCTGCTGAAATCGCAGGTGCTGCCGTCTTCTAAGACTTGGGTAGGATTATTCATGCTGTGTCGCTCCAGTAAAAAAAGAAAACCACGAGAGCCCCGAAGGACTCCCGTAGCTATTAAGAACCAGTCCAGTTAGATGGATGATTCTTGGTTGTTGGCCAACTCGGACATGGCACGGTTGACGATGTCGTCAGGGCTTTCTACCACTGGCGCTTCAGCCGCAGGAACCGGCGTGGCGATTTGGTACAATGCTTGACGCAGCTCGTCAGTCAACTCAGCACCCAGTGTTCCGGGTACGTTGGTGCCGTGAACCACTTTCAGCAGGTCTTTGTCTACCGGCCCATGCGCTTTACCGCTGGCGGTGACTTCATCGACTTGCTCCCAGACACGCTGGGTAAAGCCGGATTCTTTCAACTCGTGCTGCTCACACAGCCCGGCGACTTTGGCGATCTCACGATCCACAACTTCCAGCGCCAGCGAGTCGTTGTCGTGATCGGCCATTTCACGGGCGGCGCTCAGCGAAACGATCTCAGCAACGATCCGGGACTTTGGCCAGTTCTTCAACATGGTTTCCAGGACCGGACCTGGTTGGCTGCGAGGTACCACAGCCTGACGCCGAACGGCCACAGGGACTTTCGAAGGCCGCGAGGTCGGAGGGTTGTTGGTTGCGAAGATCGCTGCGACGATGGAGGCGTTAGCCGCGTACATGTTGGCGATGAGGTTGGTAGCGCGTACTGCTGTCATGGTGTCTCTCCTTAGAGAAGAAGGTTAGTAGGTAGAGCCAGCACCATTGCCGGCCCTACTATTGCGGGGTATTACTTACCGTCTACGCGAACAAGGCACCACAGGGTGTTCTTGTCGAAATCGCTGTAGTCGGCGATGCGGTCAGCCATGTCGTCTTCTTTGTTCATGATGTTACCGCCGACCGAGCAGGTGCTCAGTTCAACGCTACCATCTTCGTTCAGCTCAACTGGGTTGAGGCAGAACAGCTTACCGTCCATCAGAGCGACGACGTGCTCTTTGTGACCTGGCTTACCAAAGATCGCAACGTGCGACAGTTGGGTCATGTCACGACCATTGTTGTGGCCGTCTTTGATCAGGCCTTTAGCCGCCAGAACAGCTTCAAGCACTTTGCCATTGCGCGCACGGATCTTTTCGATCAGTGGGTTCATTGGCTTTTCTTCCTGGACAACAACCGGCTCGGTCAGCGAGATCATGTCAGCGATGAAGTCTTCTTGCTTGACCAGTTGACCCAGGGTTGGGTAGTTCCACTCGGTAACAACCGACTGGTAGTTCAGGCTGAACACGGCGTACATGCCATTGTGGCGAACTAGGACGTGAGTGGAACCATCATTGTGCAGGAACGCCTTGTAAGCATCACCGGGAATCTTGTCCAGCAGAATTGCTTCCACAACAGCGTCAACCACAGCTTGGTTGATAACAGGTTGAGCGACTTCCATTTCAGCCTCCAGTGTTTCGAAAGGGATTACACCGATGATCTTGCCACCGAAAGAATCCCAGTAGGCAGCAGCGGCTTCTTCGATGTACGCATGCTTGTGACCATCAACGTGACCAGCGAAGTGAGGGCTGGCTACACGATAGCCGCCTTCTTCACGAGCCTTGATTTCACGCAGCGGTGCTTCTTTACCGTCTTCCAGGTAAACCAAAGTCAGTTGACCATCGGCAGCTTTGTAGATGCCCATGAAACCTTTGGTGACCAGTTCACCAGCGAAGTACACACCGTTGTTCTTGATGAACTGGGTGGCAACGCGTACAGCAACAACAGAATTAGTGGAGTTCATAGCGGTATTCCTTCTGAGGATAATAGATTGTGAACAAGATTTTCTATCCTATTCACCTGAGTAATATGTATCTGAGATTTTTTTAATTCAAGTTCTAGGCTTGTAGTACAAATCCAGTACAACCTTCACCGGATCGTTCACACAGCCAGCTTTGAGCATTAAGTAAAAGTCGGGGGTTTGTTCCAACCCTTCTTTCACTAGGTTTCGTAACAGTAGGCGCCGTAAGGCATACCCACCTAATGTCTCTGGCTCACAAAGCTGTAAGGCCAGATTGTACTTCCTCTCGAATTCTTCAATCTCTAATACCACTTTAACGGCGACTGGATCTACGTAACTACGACCTAACGTCCGTAATAGGCCAAGACGGATCTGTACATCTTCGTCAGCGTCAGCGATAACTGCAAGGGAATTAAACAACTGGCGAGTCTTTTCCTTTTGAGCGACCATGATGTAACCTCACTTTAAGTGAAGAGGTAATTCTTGCACCATGGTAATATAGGTCTTAAATACTTTTAAATGAGCGGTATTTTGTGACTACAGTTACTCCTGAGGAACGACGGCATGTCTTCTAGTATTAAGGAGGTCTTCAAGCGTCAGCTCTCAGACCTCGAGCTTGACAGCAAGCTCGTTAAACGTTTGTCCCACTTCAAGCACGCCTTCATCAACAAGAACGACGATCACATCAAGTTCTTCGGCGGTAACTTGCTGGGTGTGGAAGTAGTACGGTACCTGCAAGCTGACCGTGACGAATGGTTCAGCGAAGTCCTCGACGTGGATGACGTATCCTTGACTGAGGCCCTCTATTCGTTGGAGGTGATCAACGAGGAATACAAGCGGACTTCGGATGTGGTGAACTTGACCAGCATCTGGTTGCTCCACGCTCTCCACAACTCGAGCAAGCTTAGCTCTGCCGAGAAAGAGAAAGCGATGATCGACGTGGTGTACATGCTACAGGTGAAGTTTATCACCAGTATCTTTGCCCACTACTTTAAGTTCCCTGCGGACAAAGAGATTGCTCAGGCAGTCTACGAGTCCTTGAGCCGTAAGTACGCCCTCAAGCAAGCCGGTAGCTGGAACGCTTTGTTTACCGAACGTTCCAAAGACGTGATCGGACACAACAGCATTCACTTGAAGACCATCCAGCGGTTCGATGACGATGACGCGATCTTGTACATGATCACCGACATCCAAGGTCGTATCCGTGAAGTGGTCAAGAAGATGTACGCGGTGCTGATTCAGATGCGGGACAACAAAGACCGTATCTCGAGTACCTCCAGTGTGGGTCTCACGACTGACGGTGAAGCGATCCTCAAAGACCGCCAGCGTAGCTTCTCGACGTACAAGCGTTACATCCACAGCATCATCCCCGACCGACAGACGTTTATCCGGGATGAAGTGGTGTCTGTTATTACAGATGCCATGCACACTATGTCCCCGAAGTTATTTATCGACGTGCTGGAACATTGTAGTGCAAACTACGGTAAAGCTGCGCACGCTGAGATCGGCGACCTCTGTGATGAAACGCTACTCCATGCTTTTGAGTTCTTGTCTACCAACCGTTCGCTGTTGCGTAACCAAGGTGACTTGAGCAAACTGTTGACCCGTCTGCGTTCGCTGTATATGGCGTCCCGAATGGTTGACCCTGTCTTGCTGAAGATGCGTGACCTAGCTGACTCTATTGTGGCGAAGTCTTCGATCAGTAAGAACAAAGCTATGCAAGCCAGTCTACGGACGGGTCTGGAGTTGTACATCGTCCTGCGCACCTTTACCATGAACTTCTACTCGTGAGGCCGTAATGTTGGGAATCGTCAAGGCACTTGGAACCCAGTTCAATTCTGAAACGACAGAAACGATGCTCCTTATGGAACGTCTTCCGCATGGTGCAGAGCTTCGCCGTATGGTCAAGTACACCAGGTTGGTAATCAAACGTCGTCGTAAGACTGAAGAAGTCTCGTTGTTCTGGTTCAATAAAGTTAAGGTGTCTTGGCATATCGACTACTTCGTGGTTCACTACCTCAAAGATGGTCGATTCCTAAGTTACTCTAAACGAGAACACGATGCTCCGATGTCCCTCGACACAATGGAATCGCTGTATCAGGACTCCTTGGTGGTCGTCAAGAGGCAACTGGAATCGGAAGGGGTGTGGCCTTCCATTTGTTAAGCGCATAACGAGGGAGGCCCTAGGCCTCCCTCTATGCCGTCTATCGACGCATCAGTGCTTGCCAGTGACTGGTATCTCGTTTGGTCGAGTTACCGCCCCAGTTGATTCCCTTCTGGAAGAAATCGCTTTGGGTAAGTCGCTGTGACTTCTGGTTACGAGCCATCCGTTCATCAGCAGCACGTTTGATCAAGGAGTCCATGTTAGTGATCTCCTCCGTGTCTTCCACGATCCGTGTACTCAAGAACCGTAGACGTGCCTCACACTTAGTTACCGTGAAGGTGTCGTTGGCATCCGTGAGTTGTTGATACAGATCGTCGATTTCCTTGCGGAACAACTTCTGTACCTGTCGTTCGTAGATCTCTTCCTGAGTCATCTGCTTGCTGTTGTCACTAACCCCAATCATGACCTGACTGCGGTCGATACCGTAGAACTCGAGGTTCTTCCCGATCGTGAGCAACCAGTTCGCCAACAGCCACGCGACTACCGTGTCGTCGTGCCCAGAAGCTTCGTGGTCAATCCGCCCCCGTTTCACTACCAACGCTCGGATCTCTCCTGACAGCACCTTGTCCCTCACCAAGTGACCTGCCTTCTTCGCCGCGTTCTGCAACACAGTGGAGTAGAGGGTCATCCGGGATTCAGCCGAGGTGTTGAAACCAAAGTACTTCTTGGTCGTGTCGTAGAACGACGTCGTCCGAGCAGAAGCCGGTTTGGAGATCTCTTTAAACAGATCAGGCTTCTCGTTCGCTTCATCCACGATACGGTTGAAGATACGACGGAATGGGTCGATACCGTGTTTCGGCAGAATCATCAACAGGGCGTCAACGATCATCTGGCCAGTCGACTTCTTCTCTGGGATCAAGGTCATGTTTGGATACTTAACCAAGATCTCAGCCAGCGCATTCGAGAACCGAATCAAGTTGGTTTCGTTCACAGTGAACGCACCGACCACCGAGAGATCCCGTGCAGAGATAATCACCCCTGCAATGGCGTCTCGTCCCACGGCTTCTGAAGTATCGAGACCGAGGATAAACTGATCGTTGCGTTTGGCCGCTTCGAGTTCCTGCTCGTCCAAGTACCAACGGATGCAGTACAGCTCTTTCGTGATCTCGGTGTACTTCACGTCTCGAATCGAGTCGCGGATCTTTTCGTTGAGTGCTGGAGTGAGTGGAGAACTCTGTGTACCAGAAGTCCATACGTTGAAGAAGTCACGGTCAGCCGCCTCACCAAACGAGGAAGCCTGTGCCATCGCTTCGTATAGCCATTCATCCGTGTAACCCAATTGTCGATGACTGAAGGTGGCGTTGATCATCAACTTACGTCCAGCGCAGTTGACTTTAACCATTTGCTTCAGAGCGTCAATGTCCACACAGTCGTAGAACAGTTCTGTCCACGAAGCCGCACCGTGGATCATGTCGTACATGAACTTACCGTCACGGTCGTCCTTCTTACCGGCGGTTGTGGTAAAGATGTTGCCGTGTGGTCGACCGTATTGCTTGGCCTCAGCACGAGCAGTGGTAGCAGCAGCCAGTGCAGCAGGCAGCGTAGTACCGATGTGGTTAATGAAGGGACCTTCGTCGATGTGGGTGATCGGAGCAGTCAAACCCCGACCCAAGTTGTTTGCAGTGGACTCAGAGTTTTGTGCCACACCGGTGGTGTACTGGTTATCGTGAGTCTTACAAGTCACCTCGAATTGGTTGTCCGAGTCGTCGCGATGTTTCGGTACCAAGTACTGCGGTAGAAGGTCACGCAGCTTCTTGATACGCTCCACGTTCTTCTTACGCAGACCGTCGTCCTTCGTGATCATGTTGATGATGGAGTTACCAGCACCAATGAACAGCAGCCACAACATCACACAGTCAGTAGATACCGATTTACCAGTCTGACGTGGTTGGATCAACGCGATGTCGATGCTATTAAGGAACGCCCAGGTAATCGCAATGTTACCCCGGTTAGCTTTGTACTGGATCGGGTTAGGACCAGACACCGGAGGAATCCGTACGACTTCACGCAGGAAGTACCAGATGTTGTACCGACACTCAATACCGATAGCGATCTTGGTCGCATCAGAGAGAATGGCGGAATGTGGATCGACCCCTTTGAGGTCTTGGTTAATCAGTGCTAGTGGAAAAAACCGGTTCTGAATCTTCATTTCCCCATAGAGGGAAACCAGTCTCAGGAAGGACTCGTTCTTCGTATCGAAGTCCGGTCGAGCTGTTGTAAACCGATTCCAATCTTTGGCAAATAGAATCATGGGAGAACCCTTGGGTAGAGGGAGATAATCATAGGTATATCCCAAGGGGCATAAACGGGAGCCGAAGCCCCCGCCTATGTTGACCTTACGCTGACGCGTCTACTTGCAGGGTAATCATACCACCCATGCCCAACTGAAGATCGCCTTCAGCCAACCGACGGATGAAGCGAATGAACAACGGTTCGCCATCTTTCGGGACATCAGGTACCAACAGTTGTGTGTTCCAACGGTCGATCGGGAACGTGTACTCGTGAGTACCGATCATCAACACGAAGTGGTTAGGCTCCGGTGCTTGAATCTCAGACTGAGTATTGATCAACGGTTCCGCGTTGTAGAACACTTTCTTCAACCAGGTCGATTGCAGGTCAATCCCGCAGTCGATTTTCAGCTTCCAGTTGTTGACGTTCACGAACGTAGAGATAGCCCGCAGACCACGACCGTACAGTTCCGGCTGGCTTTCCGAGTACTCGATGTTCCAGCCGTTACTGATCTCGTTGCCCGGTGCGAGCAGTGCGATACCAACACGCTGAGAGTGACGCCAGTTGCTGTAGCCGGAGTCGATGTCGTTCATGTTCAGACCGACGTCCACCCGTTGAATCGGACCGTAAGCAGTCGGATCGAATGGGGCGGAGTTCACACCGAACGTCACCAGTGAAGTGACCTCGAGGAAGTCGGAACGGTTCAGGTTGAACAGGAACCAGCGCAGCTTGTAGCCCAAGACTGCATCCACCCACTGAGGGAAGCAGAACAGCTTGACCGAGTACGCACCATCGAGACGAGTAGTGGTTGCCCAATACGGTTGCGACAGGTGCTTCTGCAAGTTCGCTGAAGAGCCGTAGACGTACTCATCCGGAGAGAGCTTGTACGACAAGGCCAACTCGATCTTCTGCCCCACAATCGACGCAATGAAGTTCTGGAGGCCATACAGGTTGAACTTAGTGCCATCAACCGGCATGATCTTCTTCGAACCGTCACTGTAGGTCACAACACCCCGAGCGTTGAGTGCTTCGACTGGCATGTTGATAGCGAACTTCAACAGACTGTCGTCGCCTTCCGAGATAAACGGAGACTCGAGGTGAATGCTGGTGATGAACCGCTTCGACGCGTCCGTGGTACGGATGAACGCCGTGTTCATAACCAACAGCTTGGCCAGAGACGTTACGTTGCCGACATCGTCGTACATCACGACGGTTACGACTTCGTTGTCTGGAAGCTTCTGACTGGTGTAACCAACCATCGGGGTTTTCACCGCGTAGTTGATTGCCGACGGAACGCCCGACTGTGGGTTGTTCGGCATCTGTACCAGTTCGAGTGGGATGTTCTCCCCGAGCAAAGTACCACCTTGGTCATACATCGCCGAGATGACTTTGGACTCGTCACTGATGTCAGTGCCCCAGAACACTTTGATCTGGCTCACAGTCGTACCGTAAACCCGCAGACGCGAGTCGATGGCCAGAACGTGAGGAACCACAGAAGTGTCCAGATACACCCGGTAGGATTCCGACTGGTAGCCAGGACCCACACCCAACAGGATGTCTTCCTCGGATACAGACTCACCGACGTTCGGTGGAATGTACTGAACCAGTTGACTCAGACCAGTTTGCAGGTTGGCGCCTACACAACGCCACAGACCTGTGTCCCAGTCCCAGACTTCGTCGTTGATGTTCGGTACATAACGACCGGTACCGTTAGGCCCCGTGTAAATTTCATGCTTTTGCCACCGCGTGGGACCCCGGTTGGGATCGCTAACGGGGATAATAGCCACATCACTCATGGTTAGACCCATCCGTCTTTGATAGAGATAAAGTGACTGATGTCAACTTTAGACTCAAGGTAGTAGGCAATGGCCCGGTTCAGGAAGTTGTACTGGTAGATGTTCAACTCCACTTCGTACGACAGGTGGTGAGGGTGGATACTCACGTAGCGCTCGTCAACGTCCCGCTTACACGGATCAAATGGCAACAGGTACTCGTAACTGGCCAACCAGCGTCTGATGTCGACGTCACCGTAGTAACCCGTCATCTGCTCGTCCCAGATCGCACCATTGATCAAGTCAAACATCACCTTGCACGCAAACGGGCTGAACACCTCGTAACGCTCTGGGATGATATTCGGAACAGTGATCACCGGCTCTGGTAACTTCAGCGTCATGTAGTCGGAGAGGGCTTGGTCGATGACCTGAGACTTCTTCCGTAACGAGTAGGTGTTCTCGTTGACCAGATTACGCAGTGGAACCACCACGTCATCAATCACGTACGGACTGCCGTTCTTCACGACTTCCGTTAGATACACACCACTGTGATCCTCAGCGAACTTGAGGTTGTCACGAGCCAAGGTCTTACCACGCACCACCATCCGCATGACTTTGTCGTCACGAATGTCGAAGCGTTTGTTACGACTGAGCAAACCGTTTTCCACAAACCCGAACTCAGCAGCCGGCTCCATCGACATGTCGTCATCAGGGAAGCCAGTCACGCGAACCACGATGTTCTGGGTCGGTCCGTCCACTAGGAACTCGCGGTTCACCAGTGTCACAAAGGGCCAGTTCAAGTAGTAGTCCAACCCTTCGATCAGGGCGTGACGATTCAAGAACAGTTCCAGTTTACCCATCCGCAGGTTCATGTCCTGCTTGTAGAAGTTACCGTCCGAACGCTTCTCGGTCACCTTGATCGGGAAGTAGTACAACCCATCCGATGCCGTGATGTCCTGACTGTAGGTCACGAACTTACGGTCGTTACGCACAGCCGTGTACCAGCTCACACGGTTCAACAGCCAGATCACCTTGCCATCAACGAAGGTGTAGTCTGTGCCCTCAATTGCCGACACCCAGTTATACGACGGCGTACCAGCCACCATCGTGCACTTGTAGTACCGGTAGTTGTAGACCGGGTCGATCGTGGACTGAGCAACGTTGTAGATGGTGTCCAGGCTATCTGAAGCAATCCCCACCAGCCCTTCAATCAACCGGCAGTTGTCGTTTCGAGGATTGTAATACACCCCCGAGACGTGTGGGTAGTAACCGAGCAGCAACCCGTCTTCGTCGAACTCGTAGCAAGTCGCGTCGTACTGCAAAGCGTAAGGCATCATCGCAAAGCGGTCATCGTTCAAGATGGTTACTTTCTGCGGTGTGTCGGCCACCAGTTTACTGATAGCGTTATAGCCGTACGCGTTCTGCACCAACTCACGAGTGATCCCAGGACCCAAGTCGCGCATGATCTTCGGATACATTGCTGCTTCCAAGTTATCAGCACGCCACACGTCCACGGTCGACTCCACACCCAGCATGGCTTTGGTGATGTCAGCAGGCTTGAGTTTGTACAACTCTTTAATGCGGGAGTTCTCGTTCACCAGCGGTCGTTTCCAACCAGACTCACGAATGCACAACCGAACCGTGATGTCGCCCACGTTGGTCCAGCCAGGCTTAGCCGCCACGAAACCAGCCACGTACGGAACTACAATGGAGTAGTCCTTGTGCGTAACCATGCGCATCGAGTCTTCCTGATTCTTGTGGTGATACACACCCTCGAAGCGACCGTTGGTCTCTTTCTTGATCAGGTAGATGTCGATGTCATCGCGGTAATCAATCGTGTCTTGCTGCGTGTCGGTGTAGTGAAGCAGGTACTTGTACTTCGTGTCCACCAGACTGTTGAACGTACTGAGGTCACTGATCTTCAAGTCGACCACACGACGAATCGTGGAATCGTAGACGTATTCAACCACGTCCCCTACCGCAAAGCGATCAGGCTGGAAGTCGTCGATCAGATACCCGTTCTTGTAAGCAAAGGTGTGTCCGATCTTGGCTTGCCACTTCTTGAAGTCCCGCTGGAAGTTCAGCAGCTTAGCCCGGTCGCCATCGTAGGTGTAACCGTCAATGGAGACGGTGTTCTCGATGTTGTACGAACGGTCAGAAGCGAAGTAGGCGTTGGAGTAGACCCGGAAGAACACGGGCTTGTTGTACAGGCTATCAAATTGCCCGTTACGCTTAATGGCGATCACGAGGTTACGATCACCCATCACTTGGAGATACGCCAAGTGGCGAGGAATCTGAACACCGTCGACGTTGTACAGATCCACCATCATCTTCGCCTTGTTGCAGACGGTAGAGAATGGCGTCCAGGTCTTCCACGAGTTGATCAACCCGAGGAGCTTAGGATGGATCTGTCCAATCCAGTAAACGTTGTACAAGTTGGTGCGGTCTGGCAACACGATGGTCTGCCATTCCACATCAACCAAACGAGCTTGACCATAAGGCCCAGTGATGTGAGCCAAACGGTAGATGTATTGATAGTCCTGATCGGGAGTGCACCAGACATTGTCCAGCGCGTGCTCAATCAAGAAATCAGACATTCAGAGCCTCGATAAGACGTGAAGTGTTCAGGAGGAAACTCTTCCCGGCGTTGTTACGATCGGACGCTTGAACGATCTTGGCAATACCCGAGTTCCGGTAGCTGCGGTCGAGCAACGACATGTAAACCATCCCGAGGAAAGTCGGGAGGTGTTCCAGTGCCACGGCCATGGTTTCTTTCTGGTTCAGACCGAACCAACCACCGCCGACAATAGCGAACAGCAGAGGCACGTTGAGGTTCTCGGCGCGCTTGTTATTCAGCACTTCCTTAACCACGTCCACGAAGTCTTGTGGACCGTCCATGTAACGCAAGGTGGCCGCATGGTCGAATACCACGTCCGCTGGAATGCGAGTCGCTCGTGCTACTTTCAACGCGATCTTTTGCAGTTCACGTTCGTCGATCTCACCGGCTGGCCGGAACATGCAGGCGTAATAAACAGCCGCTACCATGGTGATCAACATTTGTTCTTGTGGAGAGAACGCCAGTCGCTTGGTGATGTTCTCACCGATGTAACGAGCGAACACAGTCATCGGCAAGTCACCGAGACCGGCCATGTCTTCCACGCCGTGACGCTGGGCATAAACAGTCAACGCAGCTCGCACGACGTTGAAGTTGTATTCACCCATGTTGCTGATGCTCAACTCTTCGCCCTTGCGACCACGAGTGTAACCCCGAACATCGAGGATCACCAGTTCACCGCCATCACGCGCTTTGAAGAACAGCGGGTGGGCAAAGCCTGGGATCTCTTTGTTTTCTGGACTCACACCCCAAACAGAATTGACATACTTGCCATTCATCTTCAGAGGTTGGATCTCGCCTTCAATTTCAGCGAGGGCCAGAGCCTTTTTGATGCTGTCCATTTGGTACCCAGAACAGGGTTTTGTTTCATACGGAGAAATCTTCATTCGCTCAGGTCCCCAGTGGATTGTAGGTGTAAAAGTTTACAAAACCGACATATATACATTTTAACTTAGAATAGTATGATGTATTACATCGGTACGGTAACTATACCATTCAAGTCAATTCTCTCTACTAAAGGACCATGGCTTTTTTTAGATGAGAGACTGGAGTGGGTTCCCACAGCGGTAACTTAGATAGATCTATCACAGGAGCTGTTATGATCAATATCAGAAACGCTGCTCCTCGTGCAATCCTGAAGGGCTTTAAAGATGAGAGCGGTCGTGCTCCGGTTGTAGAACCGGAACAGCTTCCTTCTCACTTGGCGCACTCGTTCATCTTTGCTGAACGCGGTCCGCTCTTGCCCCAATTGGTTGTCGGGGACAGCCTGACCACTACTTACGGTGCGAAATCCTTCGACTACCGTTCGAAGTATGCCAACCACCAAACCGTGCTGGTAAACACGATCAACGGCGAGGCCAACTCGCAGATCGTACAACGTTTGGTTCCCGCTGATGCCAAGACCGCTACACTGGTTCTCTGGCTGGACGTGGTGGCTGACGAAATTCCTCAATTCGAGCGTAACGCCGACGAGACGTTCAAACTCTCGCAACTCGGCGAACGCATTGCTGTAGCTCTCGGTTCGCCGGTAGTGAACGGCTATCGTGTCCGTTGGGCTGTTGAAGCTCTGCCAGACGATAAAGAGCTGGGCGAGCTGGATCAGAAAGTCGGTTCGCTGACCTCGATCAAAACCGGCCAACAGTCGCAGATGTACCCAATCCACGCGTTCACCGTCGCCTCCCCAGGTGAGTACGGTAACCTGGTTGGTATCCGTCTGTCGGCGCCGACCACTGAATCGTCTTCGCCAGTTGATGACACCACCGCAGAAGAGTCGAAAGCTTATCTGTACCGGATGTCGTTGGTTGAGCGTCCAGACGCGTTCTCCACTCCGAATGTGAAAGAAACCATTCAGGGTGAGCAGTCGGTCGACTTCGCTTACAAAGAAGGCGTGATCAACTCCCGTACCGACAAACTGGTATCGGTAGACGACATCCTGCTGCAATCGTGGAACGCTCCGGCGGTCAACGGTATCCCAGCAACTGTCGGCGTGATCAATGCTCAACACGTTTACCACGAGAACATCGCCACTCTGTTGGAAATGTTCCAAGCAGCCGAAGCCCTGAAGGCCAATCTGATCAGCGACGCTGAAGAAGATATGCACCTGTTCAACTTCGTCGGTGGTACCTCGATCAACAACGTTCCGTACTACACGTACGTCGTTGAAGGCCCTGCTTCTGGCGGCGTGCTGTTGACCGAAACCTCGAGCCACTATGCAAAAGGTGGTGCTGACGGTACGCTGGACTTCGCTTCGTTCGACGCACTCGTTGCCAACGCAGTCTCCAATTACGGTGACCTGCCAGGCTTCGACTTCCTCGACACCGCCGTCTACCCGCAAAGCTGCATCTACGACACCGGTTTTACTCTGCCGACGAAGAAGAAGCTGCTGACGGTACTGGGCAAGCGTAAAGACATGTACGTTGTACTGTCGACCCAGGACGTGTCTGCCAAGCAGAACACCCCGTCGGAAGAATCCAGCATCGCCGTCGCTCTGCGTACTGCTGCTCGGATGTTCCCGGAATCGGAAATCTACGGTACCTCGGTTTGCCGTGCTATCGTGATCGGCCACTCCGGCTACCTGATCAACTCCCAATGGACTAAACTGACCCCGCTGACCATCGAGTTCGCGGCCAAGTCGGCTCGTTACATGGGTGCTGGCAACGGTGTCTGGAAATCGGCTCAGTCGTTCTCGATTTCTCCGGCCAACCAAGTCACCATGTTCCGCGACGTAAACGCCAGCTTCAAGAAAGTTGACGTCCGTTCGCAAGACTGGGAAAACGGCCTGGTGTGGGTACAGAACTACGATCGCCGTAGCCTGTTCTTCCCTGCGTTCCAAACCGTCTACGATGACGACTCCTCGATCCTGAACAGCTTCTTCAACATGGCTGTAGGTGTTGAGCTGGAGAAGATCGCAGACCGCGCCTGGCGTGATCTGGTAGGTATCGACTCGTTGACGCCGGATCAGTTCATTGCACGTTCCAACCGCTTGATCAGTCAAGCCGCTGCTGGCCGTTTCGACGGTCGTGTAGTGATTGAGGTCGAAACCGTCTTGACGGCTGCCGATACTCAACGCGGCTACTCCTGGTCTTGCAACATCATCATGTACGGTAACAACATGATGACCGTTGGCGCGTTCACCATCGTTGCCCGTCGTCGTGAGGACCTCGCACAATGAGCCGCTTAGCCGATACGATCCTCGACAACAAGGCGTACAACCAGTACGGGCGGCAGGCCATGGTTGACATCCGCAAGGGTGGTCAGAACGGTCCTGCTCCAGATTTCTCGACGTATATCAGCAACGCTGCGTACGTTCGCCGGAACCTGATCGCCATTCTGATTGAAGCTCCGCGTGGCTTCCAAGATCTCGAGAACCCAGATTACTGGGTATCGACTCTGAAGAACCTCGTTGAGCTGGCGCCGAAATCCATCGAAGGTCTCCAGCAGACCCTCAGCGTTGAGCACATCGAAAACCCATTCGGTGGCGCTGGTGAAGTTCAACAGGACATCTCCAACGTTACCCGTGCCCGTTCGGCACCGTCGTTCACCTGGACCGAGAAATACGGTAAGGCGATCGCGGCGTTCCTGAACGGCTGGGTGCTCAACCTGATCATGGACCCAGAAACCAAATACCCTCGTGTGGTCAACAACGCTGACAAGCCGACTGACCTGCTGCCGGACTACACCGGCATGACGGTATTGTTCCTGGAGCCAGATCCAACTGGCACCAAGGTGATCACTGCCTGGCTGTCCACCAACATGCGTCCAAACAGCAACGTAGCTGAAATCACGGGTAACCGTGACGTCACTGCTGCGCTTCAGGGCCAGGACTACAGCGTAGAGTTCACTGCTCTGACTCAGGTCGGTGAAGGCGTAAACACCTTCGCTCAAGAGCTGCTGGACAACATGACGCTGACCGGTGCTAACCCTAACCTGCAAGAAGCGTTCGTTCGAGAAATCGACGCCGACGTTAAAGCGGGCGAAAGCGGTTACGCTGAGCAGATCGCGAAGATGGCCTCCTCGGCTATCTCGTAAGTCTGTGGCTGGAACGGGAGCCTTCGGGCTTCCGTTTTATGCCGTATTTAATGAGGACTTTACAGTCTAACCTTTCCTATCACCAATAAGGATTTTGTTACATGGCCCTTAGTGAATATTTCGAGCAGCTTCCGAAAAGCAAGCTGACTGTGTCCTTCGAGAACTTCGACGCCTTGAAAGCCGTTGCTCGTGACCGAGTGGAAGACCCGCTACAAGGTGACGAAACTCTGGACGCCCTGTCTGACGACGTGGACACCTTTGTGTGCTCCCTGGAGTCGATCATTGATTCCGGCCAGTGCACTATGGGTACTGCTACCATGGTCTGGGCATCGCTGGAAAGCATTTCTGCCCGTATGGGCGTTCCGCTGGTTGTGCCGTCGTTGGAAGACGTTGGCACCGATCCTGAGCAGATCCACAACATCGCCATGGAAGCCTTCGGCGACATCATCGGTCGTGTGATCCAGGCTTACGTGAACAAGTACAAAACTATGTTCGCGGCTCTGATCATGCTGTTCCAAGGTCGTGCGAAACTGGCACAGCGCCACAAGCGCCGTATCGGTGAGTACCGCCAGGAGTGGAAAGAGAAAGAACAAGACCTGTACAAGATCAAGCAAACCGGTAGCTCGGTCGGCATGATGACTGCGCAGATGTTCTACCGCAACAACAAGGTGGAAACTGACCCAGCAGCAGCCATGGCTTCTGACATGGCGTTCTACCGCTGGTTCTTCGGTCCGTACTCGCGTTCCCTGGAGCAACTGGCCAAGACCGCCGGTGCTACGGTTAAGTCGGTCAAGATCAACAACGACGGTGACGTAGACACCTTGGTGGGTAAAGTCTCCAAGCTCAAGCGTCCTCACGAGTTGTTCGACACCAAGTACCTGAACAAAGGTCCGATCCTGATGGGTAACTGCGGCTTCACGCTGCGTACCTCCAAGGCACCGAAACCAGCAGGCCGTACTCCAGAGTACGAGAAGCTGGCCGAGATGTCCGGTAAGGCGATGGTCTACCCAGTGCTCAAGGTACTGAAGAAAGCCTTCGACCCAAGCATGGTCTGGAAAGACGTCAACATCAAGAACGCTGACGTACTCAACTACCTCGACCTGCTGGAAGAGTCCTGCGACATCATCATCGACTATGTTGAACGTATGAAGATCCACACTGCTCCGTACTGGGCAATGGTGGACGACATCAAACACGCAGCCGGTTCGGTAGATGCTCTGGGCGGTCCTCAGAAGCGTGCGATCAAGCAGGTCGTGGGCTACTGCGACTCGATCCGTTACCAGCACTTCTTCCTCGTGAAGCAGATGTCTCTGGTCATCAACGACATGTCGACTGCGGGTACGTACTTCATCTCGCGTCTGATTGCTCGGGCCAAGTGACGGCATAAAGGCAAAAAAAAAAGAGGGGGCCCGAAAGCCCTCTCTTTTATGCCGCTTGTTTCTGCCGATACTGCAACACCAAGTCGTGTACCGTATTGAACAGCTCTAACTCATTGAGGTAGTTCTTGTCCAAGGAAAACGGATTGATGTAACCGTTCTTCAACGCGTAGTCGTAGAACTGTTTATAGCACTGCGTCTTCTCAGACCAACGATCGCTGAATGCCAAACACCACTGGAAGTAGAACACCACCAAGGAGTTATTGCCACACACTTGATGCACACGCATGGGTCGCAGCTCTTTAGCGAATTCCTTCGTTAGAGCTTCGTACTCATTGCGTTCAGTGATGGACTTCCCCCGAAGTTCCACCGCTTCATAACTCAAGCCAATCATTACCGCTAACAACAATGTCCTATAACGTTCTACGTCCACGGTCTTGCCCCTAAGGTAACTTCTTCATACGGTAGGTTTAGATCTCACCCATGTACACACAAGGCAACCCATGTTCTTCTGCATAGGCTAGGATCTTGTCTTTACACAGATGACGATGACAGAACACACCAGCGCGACACATACACCC